TAAAATTTGAATGGGAGTTTCTTTTATAATTATTTTTTCGTCATTGGTCCCTCTCAAATCGGCCCCGCTCAAATCGGCCCCGCTCAAATCGGCCCCGCTCAAATCGGACCTGTTCAAATCGGACCTGCTCAAATCGGCCCCGCTCAAATCGGACCCGTTCAAATCGGACCCGTTCAAATCGGCCCCGCTCAAATCGGCCCCGCTCAAATCGGCCCCGCTCAAATCGGCCCCGCTCAAATCGGACCTGCTCAAATCGGCCCCGCTCAAATCGGCCCCGCTCAAATCGGACCCGTTCAAATCGGACCCGCTCAAATCGGCCCCGCTCAAATCGGACCTGTTTTCTTCAACGAGCTTTTTTAAATCGTTGCCTTCTGCTATTACATCACCATTTATCTTTTTTAGATACATATGCATCCTCCGTTTAATTTTTCCCCTTTACAATCCCAATTTATCAATCAAAGCCTTAATCCTGCGTTCATATTCATTTTTTAATTACCCTCCTATCATCCCCGCAAACAGACAATATTTTTTCAGAAGCTAACCGGCTAGCTACCCTATCCCCGAATCGTATAGCCACGTCTTTTATGTCCAGGTTGGATGTGTACACGGTAGGCAAACAATGGCTATAGCGATAATCAACAATGCTATACCATGACTGTATCACATAATCCGTTAGTTTTTCGGTCCCAATATCGTCAATTATAAGAATGTCTTTCCCTTTAAATTTCTTATAAACTTCTTCCTCTGAAACCTCATTATTGCTGAAAGCTGACTTTAGATTTAATAAGATGTCGGTGGCGGATTTAAACAGAAATTTCTCTATTTGCTTAGTAGCCAAATTTCTCATTAATGCCACGGCTAAATGAGTTTTTCCACATCCAACCGGGCCAGTAATGAAAATTGAACCTTCAAGCTTCTGTAAATTACTCAGATAATCATAAGCCAATTTATTCTTATCATCAATTTTGAAGTTTTTGAAAGAGCTATTAGCGTACCGTGGGGGCACATTACAGGCCTTAAAATAATTTGCCATACTTTGCCGCCTTCTAGCGAACTTTTGGCACTGGATGCTACACAAGCCCTTGAACAGGTATTCTCCATCTTCATCATAACGGCAACTCTTATGCATTTTACCGCAATAAAGGCATTTAACCATTTCGTCATTGCCGTCATTTTTGGCGCCATCATCTGATATCGGCGTATTTTTCATTAATTTTTTGAGTACTTGACTGACTGATTCCATTATTTGCTCCGTTGTTTTGATTTATAACCTCATTTTCCCAGCAATTACCGTTGAGATAAACAAGAGGCCCTTTTCGGTATTGCTTATCTGGGGTGGATTCTACATATGCAGGTAATTTTTCTTTAATAGCTAATTTATCTTTGTCGGATAATTTGCTGTATTTCGATTGACACTTTTTCTTATCAACAGACTTTTTGTACATTTTCCAAAAATCTTCAAAAGGAAAAACGCCTTTGTTATAATTATCATTATCGTTATCATTATAGTTCTCCTTCTCTTTATTGCTTAAGCCTTGTTTAAGCCTGGCTTCCCTTTTTTGTTTTCTAGCTTCCACACCCTTTTTTCCTGCTTTGGATAATTTAGTGGATTTTTCCTCTAATTCGGCTAATTGTTCGTCAAGAAAATCAACTATTATATAATCACCTTCTCGTTTTATTATTTCACTTTCTATCAGTTTTTTTATTTTATTGGTTTTTTTTGGGAACTTTTTGAGTAATTTTTGGTATAAAACTGAACAATTTTTTAACCAATAATAGGAGCAAATTGAAACAAAAGCGCCTTTTATTGAGTCATTTTCCAGGGAAATATCCCCTGAATCCCATTCCTGACATGTGAAACGAAAGTATGGAAGCTCTTTAGCCACTATTTCTCTTCCGCCAAATCACAGGCCGCTGAAAGGATTACAAGCTGCGTCATGCCATCGCCAAAGACTCCTCCGGTTCGCTCCTTGGTTAGCTTTAAAACGGCAGCTAAGGAGCTAATCTCATACTCTTTACAGACATTGGTTATAAGAGCTTTCCAGGGCTTTATTCTTTTATCGTATTCATCACCGAAAAGAAATTTTATACTCTTCCGGGCCTGTTTTAATTTATAAGAAACTTCAAATACTTTTTCTATATCGGCACTCACGATTCAATCCACCTCTCTCAAAAGCTTTTGGGTGAACTCTTCAGAATGCTCCAACCACTCTTTGGCCCATCTGAATTTTGCAGCGGCATTTTGCATATGTCTTTTGCAAGCCTCTTCTTTTGTGAGGATTTCATCATGATAAATTTGACTCCTATGATTTGACGATCCAGTGATTTTATATAATTTTAGAGTCACTTTAATCACCATTCCATAAGCCATATTGCAATCACCCATCCAGTAAACTTTATCACCTATTTTTTTCATTTTAGTCTCCAAACTATTTATGAACCATTGTGAATTCTTCTGTCAGTTTTTTCTAAAACCAGCCTGGCGGCGGGTACTATGACCTCAGCTAAATAACCAATTGAGCCATATTTTTCCTGATTACCAGTGCAATAGTTCAAAACTTTTTTAGCCAAGTCTCGCGATAGCTCACGATAAAATACTGATTGTGAACAATTACATTTTTCACTCATTTTAACCTCATAAGGCCCTGGCCAGCTTTCGAGAATCTGCAAAAACCGAAACGCCGCGAAGGCATACCGGCCAGGACTTTTTAAAACTTTACTTTTGAATTTAGCAGATTCATAATTTTAACTTTTTAATCTCCCCTAAATATCTAAAATTAATCAGGGGGTGTCAAGGGGTTTGTTTAAAAGCTCATCTTTTGTGTATGTATGTTTGATTCCCGATAACACAAAGCCTCCGGAACTATATTTTTTAGCTTCAGATTCAGTTAGATCTCGTGTGTATTTTTTGGGGAACCTAACGTTAAATGCTCCGATTCCTTCGAGAAACATTCCGTAATAATTTTCTTCGTCTTCTCTGGTCACATGGCAAAGCTCAAACTCTTCGTTTATTTGTAGCTCCCAGATTTTATGCTCGGAAGCTCTGGCCATTTTATATTCGTCTTTTTTCATCTCATCCTCACATTAAAGTTAACCGTTATTTTCCAAGAAATTCTGAAGTATATCAACCTGATTTAGTACGTTATAGGTCTCCTCTTGTATGTATTTGTTTATCAAAGTTTCTTTTACTTCTAGAAAATTCGTTTCGTTCTTTAGAGAATCGCTTTGAGGGTTGGCTTTGACAAACAAATCAGTATTGGAATAGCCCATATTGTTACCCAAACTATGCTTACCAATCTTTAATCTATTAAGAATCGGGGAGACTGCAATTGATTTGCAAGCACTTTCAAAATCCTCTTCAAATCTTTTCTCAGCTCTTTTTTCGATTGCTTTTTCTAAAAATGATTTATTCATTTTATTCTCCGTTGTTGATGTTAGTGTTTAAAATAGCGTGTCATAAGATGACTTGATCAGACCTTTAAAAGAACATCCTAAATCTGCGCTACCAAATACCCCCTCTTCAGACGAATCGTCTCTTATGAGATTAATCCTGATTTGCCCGCGCTTTATATTGATAGAAATATTCGCTCCAGGTTCAATTCCATCCATAGCAGATGTTAACAGCTCATTAAATCCACGTTCCTGAAGTTCCTTTTCAACGTCTTCAAATTTAACAAGACTTCCATCTTTAGATTTGGATAAGATGGTTTTTAGTTCGTATCGTTTCATTTAGAAACCTCCAAGACAAAACCCCTAGATTTAATCTGTGCTATGATGCCGATTAGCACCGGGGCTTTCTTTGTTGAGTACAATGCTCCATCGGATCTTATGGGACCTATAGTAAAAACAGTTTGATTGTCAAGATCTCGAACCAAGTTCATTGAATTTCTTATGCTCTCCCAATGTACTACATCGCCTATTTCAGCATGAGGTACACCGGGGGAAACTGGGTATGTGTTTTTTAGTACTTTCATCTCAATCTCCAAAGTTAAGATTTTTTATTAATTTGGTCCTGAGCCCACTCAAGCAAACCTTTCTTTACAATGGGACCGAAATTCATGGCACTTAGATTTATACCAAAATGTCGTCCTTTTGATGAGTTACCGAACAACCAGTATTCACCCTCTTTGAATCTTATCTCTGCATTTAATTTCATGTTATTCTCCTACGTTTATTACTGCAAGGGCCGGGCAATGGAAATCGTAGGAAAAACCATCCCGCAGGTCGCCGAAACGAACCCTCACAAATTTAATTTAAAACTTTCCTACATTTTTTAAATCTATACCTAAATATCTAATAAAACGCTGTGAATGTCAAGGGGAAATAAAATGTTTAGCCAGGGTTCCGCACTGCTAATGCAGACATAAAATAATTCAATCGTTGACATTTGATTTTTGCTGATAAGTTTGGTTTTGGTAGCTTGTCGCTTTTGGATATGAAGCTGTAATCAATAGGTTGTGGTATTATCGGCGGTTCATCAAATTTCCTCTTATGATAACGTTCGAATAATATCGGCTCATCATAACTACAAGCGGTGACATTGCCAATAACTGTAACTCCATATACATCATCATAAGTAATTATGTCACCGGCTACGATATTCCTATGTGTTGCACTCGGGGTGACATATTCTGTGCCTATTATAGCTATTGTAGCCATCATATTGATCCTTTAAATCCTAGTATCGTTTGCCCAATTAAAACCGCTTTATCACGCGCCGACTGCCCGGTTTTTCCGTGCTTATCTTTTGGGCACTTGTATACATCACACCGCTGAAGCTTATCCATTTCCGCGCCCCAGAACATACATCTATTGCGTGGGGGTTTGTAGCGGTTGCAGTTAGTATCGTTCAAAACACCGGTATCTTGTAATCTGATATCTGCTTAGGCTTGCAACGGAGTACTGTGTCTCGCATTGTTATTGCATTTCTTAACACATAGCGCCTGCTTGATAAGCTGAATGAAAACCAACTCGAACTTTCATCATTACAATGTACTTCGTACATATGCAGCGGACACTCACAACAATCGCTTGCAAACTTTACGCAATAAGAACAATCGTCTGCACAATAACCAATATCAATCTCTTTATAATGAATTGCCGTATTTCCTATAGAAATCGATTCACCATTGTCAGCCACAACAATAAGCGCAATAATAGTGTTCCAATGATGTACAGCGCTAGTGTATAGATTTATCCATTCGATTCTATTCATATTAAGCCTTCCTTTCCCACCGCTTAAGCAACACTTTATTTTTCTTTTCCTCTTCGATTAATTGCCGGACAATAACAGTCCCTTTTACACCCCCCGCTTTGGCAGCGTATTTTAAAAGCCAATTGTGCAAATCTTCCAAAAGTTGCACGGTAAACGTTTTAGTCTTCGGTTTAGTTTTCTTGGGTTTCATAACTGCTCTCCTATTTCTTTAAATAATTTTATGACCGATTCTAATTCCGGGTTCCGGGCTGCATACTCAACATAACTGTAAAATTTTTTATGATGACTGTGGTTGTGTTTATTGATTCGCATATGTTCATTGTACCCGGCTTCAGTGAAAAAGAAATTTTCATTATGTTCGATATCCTGTAAATCCATTTCATAGCACCCGTCTTTTACAACTTCAAAATCTTGATCGTCGTCTTCGCATTGCTTTTTTAATTCTTCAAGAGTGAACGTTCGTTCATAATCAGAGTCGTAATACACAGTATTTCCGTTATGACCAACCGGGGCTGCATAATCTTGATGACATCTAATTGTAAAATAATATGGGTCAGCGGTCCCACGCCTATCTTGAGTTTTCAGGTCATGACAAAACTTTTTCATGAACTTCGTGGTTTCTTCTGATAGTTTAATTTCCATTTTTCTCCTTTGGTATGTTTCTGGTTTCTAAGACTTCGGTTGAATTTATTGCAAAATATATCTTTCCTAATTCAAGCGGCTCATTATTCGCAGGTTGGTGAAATTGTCCGCTTACAAGTCTATATCCATTCCATTTTAAAAGAACCGACTGGAATCTATCGACATCAAAATACCCTCCTGCATACAACCATACAGCATCGATAGGTTGAAGGTTCTCTATTCACACCCTCCAATACCATTTATATTCTCTATATTCCAAAGGCTTTTTACCGGCAATAATCAGTTCAAGCCACTCCTCTTTTATTGTCATTTTCAGGATGTTTTTACTCATTCATCACACCAGTCAAAAGATCCGAAATCTTCCTCCCTTACTTTGCTTATTTCGGTTTGTTCTCTCCAAAGTTTTATTGATTCCTTTAGGTTTATGCCAATCAACAGCGGGCATTTCTTTTCGATTATAGGGTGTGCATGTTCCAATATATCTTCCTCCTGTTTAGTGTCTGGCATTTAGTCCTTTTTCGATTGCGTCCAATTCTTCTTCGATTCTTTCTATATAAAGCATCATCCAATTTAAATATGGAAGACTAGGTTTTTTCATATGTTTTGCAACCCATGACATGCGCTCGATACAAGTTAAATCTGCAAAGTTCTTTCTTACTTTTCCCATTCGTCCAAAACCTCCTGAATTATTTTTATCATTTCACATCTTTGATTAATTGTGTCATCAATAAATGCCACCCCTGGCCGGTACGTTTCGCTAGCTTCAAGAGCTTTATGCATTGCCTTTTGATAGTCCCTAATGCACGTATCCTGGCTTTCTATTAGTCCGTTTGAGTCCATTGTTTTCCTTAATTAAATGCAACGCTATTGAGATTGAATACTCTTTCCATAGTTCCATCTTCCAAATATACATCACAGTAATGCTTATCTCCATGCCCCATAGGCTCATGATAATCTATTGAAGTAACATCTTTATTATCCACACAATATGAAGAAAACTCCTCTCCATTTTCAGCGGAATAATACCAATTAAAATTACATCCTTTAACTTTTTTCGAACTCATAATATTCCTTTCCTTTAAATTTGAGCCCCCGCCATCGTCCACATTTGTCTGTTTTTTAATTTAATGATTAATCGTGGATGACCCGGCGGAGGGGTGAATTAGTTAGAGTTTTTCTATTGCCTCATAATGAGAATTTAACAATACTCCCAAGTCGCATTCAATGATGCCCAAGGCTATAACTGCGGCTTCAGTTTTAACTACCGGACATCCTATAGCTTTTATTTCATTAAGGAAATTGAGGAGCTTTTCTTTATCGGGCCTACGTTTTTCTTTTGCTATTGCCGCTTTTTCGGCTTTCTCTTCAGTCGCAAGCTTTTCTTTCTCTTTACGCTCAATATCTTCTTTAGCCTTTTTCTCAGCATCTTCAGTAGCCTTTTTCTTAGACAGCTCCAATTCCTCGGCTCGCTTTTTTTCTCTTTTGACGGCGGATTTCACGTTGTCTGTGAAGATTTTCAGTTCTTCATCGGATGTTAGGGTTGAATAATTAAAATAACCGATGATGTGATTATATTCAGTATTTTCATAACCCAAATCACACGATATATAACCGAAAGAGACTAAACATTCAATAGCGGAAAATTTTCTCCTGGCAACATCTTTTTCGTCTTTTTCAATTTGCTCTTTTCGGGATTTTTCTTCCTTTTCTTTGAGTGCTGATATATCAGTTTTTAGCTGTTTAAAATATGTTTCAAACTCTTCAATTTCAAAATTCAAGATTTCAAGTCCAAGTGATAATTTTCCGTAGCAATAATGATCGTCAAGAGTTTTATGTAGCCCTAAACCAAGTAACAAATCATGTCTACGTTTTTTTTCTTTCTTCTCAGCTACAAGTTTTTCTTGTTCTTCTTTTTTCTCCTTTTCCTCTACTTTACGATCATGAAGTTTTTGTAGAGTGTTCTTTAGCTTCTGTAAATCTTCGTCGCATGTAAGCATAGAATAATGGTGCTTCTCAACAAAACTATTATTTTCGTGATCAAAATTACCACCGTCACAAGCTATAAATCCAAGCGATATAAAAAAACTAATTGCAGAAAGCTCTCTTTCTTTCATTTCGGATTTTAGTTTTTCATCGGCAATGCGCTTGTTTTCATCTTTGATTCTTTTGTTCTCGGCTTCCTGGTCAGTCTTGATTTTAGCAAGTCGCTTTTCTTCCTTGCGGTTATTCTCTGCAATTTCAGTTTGCTTATCATCCTCAATTTTCTTTAAACGAGCCGTTTCTTTTTTTTCAGCGTCTACGGCAGTTTTCCATTTTGTAATATGAATAAGTTCCGCCGACATTTCATTTTCATCAAAATTCCAAATTTCATTGTCAGTAATTTGATGTTCTCCGTATACATAAGCAGAGCCATTGAATACAGCCCCGGCATCGCGCACCTGTTTTAATTGCGCTTCGTGACGGTCTTCTTTGGCCTTTTGCTTTTCGGCTGCAATAAGCTTATTTTCCTCTTCAATGAAATCTCTTTTTGCTTGCAAGCCTTTACTGATGGGTTTCAACATATCTAACAATCTATTTTTTTCTGCATCAAATCTTTTTCCAGCTTCATTAACCCTTGCTTTTGCAAATTCATGTTTTTTGTTTACGTTGCTTACGTGAGCTTTTGCAATTTGATGTTGTTTGTATACAAGATTAAAGCCTTCCTTATCATTCACACCGTTTATTTTAAGATTCTCACATTTAATTTTAAGCTCTTCGATATCTACATCGGTCAATCCACACGCAATATCTTTTACTGTAGACATATCGATAGGGATAACTTCTTTCCCGGTTTTCTGCGTTTCGTTATTCATCTTTTCTCCCTCTAGTTTGTTTTAGTTTAAATAAATTTAATTAAATATTTGTGAGTTGGCAAGTGAAACCCCACCCAGCATTAAAATGTAGAAGCTGTAAGACCTTTCGTTTTAAGTGAGCCGGGGGGGGGGTGATTAAAATGGTAAATCGTCTTCTTTCTTTTCATTATCTGTGCGCTCATCACCGTCCCATGCGGATTTTAATGTGTTAAAATATGCTTTATGCTCCGGCAACATCCATGATTGAGCGTCCACAGTTGTTTGGAATTCGTTCCAATCTTCAATCTTACTTGCATTCTTAACAAGATTATCAATCCACCTGATAGCCGCTTTATCCCTCTCTACGGGGTCTACGTCTGCATTCCTTTGTTGCGGTTGTTTCTTTGTGGCCGCTTTTGGCTGTTCGGAAACATCAGCATTTTGTTTTATTTCCTCAATATCCTGTGTGAAAATATCACTTGCAGCGGTCGCAGTGAGGACAGCATCAACATGGGCACGCTTCTTTGCCATTTTTAGAACGGTGTTAAAACAATCTGCCAAATCCTCATTCTCAGTTTTCCCCTGAGGCTGATCTACGATTCTCGAATCTTCAAATGAAAACTTGCTATCGCATCCGCCCTTTTTTTTCCAACAAAACCAACCCTTTTTCCCATTATTATATTCAGGTTTAGCGGGAAAAATGGCTGCATTTCCACACTCAGGGCAAATTAATTCTGCTTTGCGATACCGGTATTTAGATTCCATAGAAGAACATAAACCAACCCCTTGCGCTACTCTTTGACCACTAGGTATATGAGTTAGTGTACATATCATTTCATACTCCCTATGCCCATGCTCTAAATTTTTAGCATGTATCTCATATGTTGGGGATAAACGAAACGTAGTGCATATTTTTTCAGCCCCAGGCTTTAGCAATGTTGGCTTGGTTCCACACCCCGGTATCACGCCATAATGAACGTCTTTTTGCATCACTTGCCTCATTGTCTCCTGCAAAACATTAACCTGTTTTTGCATGATTTCTGGGGTCATTGCGTGATCTTCCATGTTTATCACTTGTATTTCTGTATTCATATCTCTCCTCCGTTAATTAGTTTAAATAAGTTTAATTAAATTTATTAAAGTTTGCAAGGACTAATGTTATTCTTTTTCTCCTTTGATTAGATTTTCAATCTCTTCATCTAAAAGTTTCTTTCTGGTGCGTTCACCGAAACCCAACATTTCGGACATGGTTGAATTATTTTCAAGCATGAGTTTATTTGTATCTTCAATAAGCTTCCTTAATTTCTTTTCGTTCTCATATTTCTTTTTGTAATTCGGTTGGAGTAGTAAAATTGCACATAGAAACGCTGTGCATATGATGATTACCGCTATTAGATTTTCCATTATAGTACCCCAAAATAATCTTTGTATTCGTTCGGTTTATTGTATTGTGGATCTTTAATTTCGACTACTGAAGATGTGGAGCCACCATTACCCGCAATATCAAAATAAAGAATCCAAAATCCTTTCGTTCCGTGGGTGTGTGAATATCCACGCCATTTGTCTATTTTATGCCCGTCAGCCTTTTTAAACGCCTGTTTTAAGAGTCGCTCCTTTGTATCCATGGGCATTTTCCAGGCGTGTTCACATGGTATAACAGCGGCATGGCGGGTCATTTTGAAGCCTCCTTCTTTTTCTGATTCCATTCTTCGATTATTTTTAGCTCCGTTACTGTGCTAAGTTTGCCATTCCTGATTTGGAAAGAGAGAATCCACACTGCGCGAATGCCTGTTGTGTGAAGCCATTTACAGTGCGTAATGTGCCTTTTATCTTCCTTGCCGAACACTTGACTTATCAGCCTACGTTTTACCTTTTGGGGTACGCTAACATTTGCATTGCAGGGTATAAGATTTTCGCGGTAATCCATTAGGGAGCCTCGCTAATCTCTATTCCCAACGCTTTTTTTAATATAACTTCAATTTGAGAAGCTACTTTTGCGCCGCTATTTTCTTCTATCGCTTCCAGCATATTGAATACTCTTTCATCGATTGTAATGTTTTTGCTTCGTCTTTTTATTTTTGGCATGATTTTCCTTTTGTTGATTGTGTGTGTTTATATTCCCAAAACTAGATTCATAAAATTCTGTTTAAATTCATCATTAGTTAAAAACTTCATTCGGAATTTGTCGTATTTTTCGGCTGCTGCATCTACGTAAGCAAGTAAAATTCTTTTCTGATTTTCTTCGGTTTCATTCATAAATGCTTTTATAATATTATCTTGAGCCATACCGTCAACTACAGACATCAAGAAAAATTTTGCATCTGAAACTGAAACGTTCGTGATTTTTGCATATTCTTCTATTTTCATTTTCACTCCTTAATTTTGATTTCCCAGACGCATACATAATATGCGTTTCGGCCCGTATCAATGGGCCTCGTCAGTGGGTTCCCACGCTTTACTAAACTCTTCATCGGAAAACAATTCTGCTAATCCTGTTATTTGTTTTAATCTTAATACCTCATCGGGATCCATGCCTAATTCTTTTGCAATTTTTTTTTCATTCCAATTTCTTTTCGACAACTCCAGCACTATGTCAGACATAGATTCAACTTGATGTTTACCTCTAGCTCTGTTATGCCTAATTGTGGAAGCTATCCGGTCATTACGTTCCGTTCTACTGTTGTTTATAACAACAACCGGTAGATGAGTTAGTCCTAATTTTTTACCAACTAAATGCCGGTGAAAACCATCTATAACCTGATATTTATCATCAACTTTCCAAACAACTATCGGTTGGGTGAATCCATCAGCTTTAATGCTTCTTTCTAATAATTTCATTTCAGGCGGAGCTACTTTATTAGGATTATAATCATTAGCCAAAACATTGCGTGTCACTACCCATATAACCTTTGAAACAGGATGCTTATCAATCCAATTCATATCAGTTTCCATTCTTGCCGCCTTCTTTTCATTATCTTTTTGTATTTGTCATATGCCTCGCTTTTGGTCTGAGTAAAGCTTAATCCTTTGCACCAATAATCATTCTTTAAAAGAGCCTTGCATATTCTTTTCCAATTCGGTTTATCTTTGGTAATCGCGCCTTCATCAGGTATTCCGTTAGGGTATCCTCTATCATAATACCATTTTAAAAAAACCGCTATTTTATTTCTATAATGTTCTTGGGTTTGCTTAGGCATTGACTGTAGTATCATTTTAGAAAAAGATTCCCATGTATGTATGTCCGGTTTGGATAATGTAATATTACCGAGTATATTTCCGCTTTCTTTAGCGTATAATGCACCTTGATTCACACCATTCACCCTTAGTAATATTTTAGTCCATGTTTCCGGCTCTATAATTTGAAACAGCCATAAGCCTTTTCTTTGGTCGTCTCCATAGGGTTGACAAATTCGCATTTGATGAATAGTGAGTCCTGCTAAATGCATCCTATCATACAGTCTATTGTAACATTTTTGAGTTTTCGCTATATATATCCAATCATCTCTTGTTCTCCAATCATATATTGGGTATGCATTATACAAATTGTTACTGCACCACGTTGTCCACTGGTGAGACATTAATGTTTGTTTTCTGGTGCTACATATAGTTCTATATCTATTCAGGCTCTCATCGGTTCTTATCCCAACAAAACAGGCTGTTAATTTCCCTTTACCATACCAATGTCCAAATTGAGGGACAAACTCTTCAAACTCCATACCTTTTTTGAAAAAAGGAAAATAATTAATATCAGTGATGGCGAATTTAGGAGGAGTTCTTACCCACAAATCTTTCACATCTTCATCCCAACATATCCAATGAGGTTGATATTGACTTACAGCGTTTCTTAGGTGAAGTGGTAAAGATACCCAAAAAGGATTTATGTAGTCTTTATATAATTTGTACATTTCTAAGCAATGCTCAATTGTCAGTTTATACTGAGCCTCAAGATCAACAAAAAGAACCCCTATTTTTTTATTGCGTTTAATAGCCTCGTCCATCACTAAGTGAAGCATTACCGTGCTATCTTTCCCTCCCGAAAAACTTAAATAGATCATTGGTACGTTATCGAAAACCCATGAAATCCGTTGCTTTGCGGCTTCGTGTACATTTATTTCTAATGGGATTTTAGCCACTTGTCAACCTCTTGTTTAGATAATTTTATTACATCTCCGCAATTGTTAATTTTACAAAAATACCTATCAGTATTTTTCCAGCTTTTAGGTTCACTTACTTCATATATTTTATTTTCATTTAATAGAAAGAAAACATATACCCCCCTACTTCCTTTACTATTTGAATGTGTATAATCAAATTTTCCTTTTAAAAAAAAGCGGCTATATTTATAAACAGCATCAAATCCCGTGATTTCAGCGCACCAGTATCTTTTGGGTACGCTACCAATAGCAGCGTACCCCAATCCAGGAAGAATCTCGTTATACATATTTGTATAAAACTTTAATGTTTCGTTAAGGTCACTACCTATCGCTTCTAATTTTATTTGTGTAAGCATTATGATTAATTAATCAAAAATTGGGGGAATATTCTTCTTTTTCGATCGGTGTATATCCTCTTACAATAACATTACCGCTATGATCCCACATCCGGAAGCCGTGTTTGAGAGCATGGCGATTACCCACTTGTCCGCCATTAATCGATCGACTGTCAAGACATACGGGAAAATTAGCTCTAACTATTAATTTAACATGAGCTTCTTTTGTTGCACAAAAAAGACTTTTTTCGTTATAATCATTAATTTTCATTTTGATTCCCTCGTTTGTTGTGTTGTTTAACATGATTAGAATATACCACACTATGCAACTAATGTCTACTAAATAGTTGATATTTGTTGTAAATAGTTGAGATAATTTGAGAAGTGGCGGAATTGGGGTGGAATCGGGGTTTTTTAGTGAAAAATAAATGCCGGATAATTAGGTTTTGGAATGGAAAAACCCCAGGTTCAACGAAACCCAGGTCTTTTCGGTTTAGGAGGTGAAAATCTATGGAGACAATCTGAATTTTTCTTTTAAGCCGGCTAATTCTGACATTATTTTATCTGATTTTTTTGATCGCCCGATCGCGACATAACAACAAGAAAGCGATGTGTACAAATCTTCTAAATTCGGGTAAGCTCTTTTTGCTTGCAATAAGCATTTGATGGCCTTTTTATATTTCCGGTCTTTTATGTAGATGTTAGAAAGTCCAATAAACGAAAACATTTTTATGGAATCCACGTCAATACCAATAGAACCAGGCTTATAAGGCGTTTCTAGGGCCAATTTAAACCAACGCTCTGCGATTGTGCTATCATTCAAAATCACATGCAAACGGGCTAGATAGTAGATGGCATTGAGATTATGCTTATTCGATGCAAATGATTCTTCGAGTCTCACGATAGCTCGTTTATACTGTTTTAAATGCACTAATCCCATGGCAATATTGTAAGGGACCATGGTATGGATATCAGACTGGATTTTCTTTAGATTAGGAATTTTCAGGCACTTCTCATAAATGGAAATTCCGCGCTCCCATTCTCCAATTGTAAAGTGGGAATCGGCTAATGACATCGTAAAGCTGGGATCCGCACCAATTAGTTCGGGCTCCAAATTTGATATTCGAATATTCCGGATAGCCTTTCTTTCGCGCTCCTCCCGGTTTTCGTATCCTGTGTGATAGATTTTGGCCGGTATGTAGTGACAATACAGTCCAAGTTCAGCGGCAGATCCCATGACTTGTTCATGTATCCGACGCTCAAATCTTATTTTGGGATGATTAGGAAACATTCTTATCTGCACGAAACGGGTTCCTATGGGCTGGCCGTCATTCGTATTTATAATATTAAATCCGAATATCCCACTTAATGGGGCGGTTTTTAAAAGATTAATCCCTTCGATTGATTCTTTTGGAATGCGGTCATCTGCGTCAATCCAAAGAATCCATTTGTGAGATGCCATTTCAATGGATTGGTTTCGGGCAAGCGCGAAGTCGTCTTCCCAATCAGCAAATATCCTTGTTATGTTTTTATCATACCCATGTTTAAAATTTCTCACAATTTTACCGGTCTGATCTTTGGAACCCGTATCATTGACAACTATTTGATCGGCTACTGGGATTAATGATTCAAGACATTCAAGAATGTTATTCTCCTCATTTCGAACTATCATACACACCGTAAGCCCGTCTTTATAATCGGATTCTAAAGGCTTCTTTATTGTGCCAAATTTGGAGTTTAGGTCTATGTTATATTTCATATTCTACGTACCGAATCGATGATTAACTCACTCTTTTTATAATGGCCTTCAATTTCTTTATTATGAGAACTTCCTTCAGCTAAATCTACTCCACAGGAATAAAAAGGACCATTCTGAATTTCATTTAATGAAAAATGAGTTAATTCAAATTCATCAATGATGGTTATGCCACTCTCTTTGTGTGATTTTGTTATGTATCCGCCGGGATTTAAGCTACTCATCTAAAAGATCCTTTATGGCTATTAGCCGGATTCATATCAAAAACCCCTCCAATTCTATCCCACACCTTTTCGTATTCATCTGGAACTTTGGTTATGGGTTTTAAATCAGCGCCATCATAAGCGGCCATATAGTTTCGATTCCACTTCCCGCAATGAAGTGAAGCTTTACACATCGAACATGGAAAGCCTTCGATTTCAACGCCTCTAGCAAGAGACTGAGCGTTGCGCCACATGGACATATAAGAGTCGTTAGGCCATATGTTGTTGTAACACCATTCAAATGTATCATAAACAACGTGCAGCGCATTAGTAACGTAACGCCAATATTTAGGTTTAAGATGGCAGAAAGGCTGATATCTTATAGTAGTCATAACACCTTCACTATGACAAATATCCATAGCCTCCTCAATGTATCTTTGGAGTTTTTCCGGGTGAACTGCTATTTTCCGGGTATCCTCATGATTGTGATAATGCGGAAGAAAATTAAGCGCTACGAAATGCTTTACACCGTGGTCACATGCATACCTTGCAATATCGGGTAATTGCTTATAATTATCTTGCTGCAAAGTGGTGTTAGAGCGCCATGGAAGCTTTTTTTCATGAAGCCAGTAAATAAGATTACCTTGGTTCTTTGCTGCTGTCTTAGTGCCTGTGACCTTATTTAAAGTGTCACCTAAGCCGTGTAGGCTTATATGCAAATGATCGAGCCCAGTTTCATATAATAATTTATACCGGTCAAGGCTCAAATTACCGCTTGTAATAATCGAAAACTTCATTTTTTGTGAGTTCACGAATTTAGTTAGATTATATATATCCGGATACATCATCGTTTCGCCCCATCCCACAGCGACCACTTGATTACACCCACCCTCTTTGCCTATAATAATTTCACTTTTAATTTCTTCTAAAGGCTTGTCATATCCAGATTTAAAATCGTCAGAATTGAAATGAAAACAGAAATTGCAATTATTAATACATTTCTTGGTTATTTCTATTCCTATTTTTTTACAGGGTTGCATTCGTATTTACCTACTGATAAAGATTTAAGATTAAATTTTTTAACAATATTTCTTCTCATTATTTTCGCTTGTTTGCTGGCCAGAGAACTTTCACAGGAATCAATAGGAATGGACTTTCCTGTAGGGATACCGCCGTGAAGCCATGTACCATTATTCATTCTGCTAATAAATTCTTTTTGCTTTCTTACGTATGCTTTGAAATTCAGGGAATTAATAACCTTTTTCATCGATAAAGCGGTTATATTCATTTGTTTTGTGAGTTTATTAAAACATTTAACTGTAATTTCAACTCTCCTCGCAAAGCGTTTTACAGGGCTTTCTAGTGAGTGATATGTGTTTTCAGTTTCTAGCACTCACCCTCTCCTAACTAATTCATGATACAACGTTTTACTAGTCCAGTTATTAACAATAAGCTCAAAATCCGGTATTCTTTCTTTATAGTAAATAGATTTTGTATTGAGCCAATTATCAAGATACACCTGGGTATGAGCTACTGATTGCATTATCATATCCACATCTACATCAACTAACTTTCCCTTTTTCCATTTATAGTCTGTGATTTTGAAATGAGGTTCAAGCAATCCAATGGCTGTCATATCCCTATTCATCCTAATAAAATTCTGATAGCACTCTTCAACATTAGGCTTTGTTTCTGCCATCATATCACCTGGAACCCACTCGGATAAGTCGCCGATTCTTTCCCCCTTTTTGTTCACAATGATTTTTTCCGTTCTTGCAAAATGTTGAGGCATTGAATTTAATATGTAATACATACCATCACTTAATAATCCGGTATCGTATTTAGTTCTTAAATTACCTATCCTCATCATGCTGTCAGGGTCTCTTGCTGGATTAGCCTCTAAACGTACGCCACATTCTTTTATACGTGCTTGCACTTCCTCATCTTCAATGTACTCCATGTCGGGTAAGACTCTTATAAACACAACAACATACCGACCCCTCTCACTGGGAGAAACTCTTAGCATCCTAAAATGAGGTTGCAAAGCATCTATGATTTTTTCTAAACAAAAGTCTTCTTTTTGCTTTGGCGTCCAATTTCCTTCTTTGGCAAATACTTTACAACTCGAATCATTACTTGATATAGGACCATCCAGAATTAAATATTTCTCAGTCAATGCGGCAAGTTTTTTTGCCCACAAATAAGGCTCTGCACCGTATAGCAACGCGTCTTTATAAAAATGATGAATGACAGATCCACAGTAGACAACATCAAATTTATTATAAAAGGCTCCACAATATTTTAATAAGCAATCATTAGCCTTCTTGAGTCCTTCATAATCCAGATTATTAAAATATTCCCATGATTTGTCAATGCTAATGTCTCGCATTTCACCATGAATAAATTTGATATTATCAATGTTATGATATTTTCTTACATCCTCTGAAAATTGATGATATTCCGGGGCCACCTCATACCCCACTACTTTATCAAACAAATGCCTATACCCAAAGCACATCAAACCTTTGTTTGAGCCTATATCAAGTAATGTTTCACCACCCTGCAATAATTCTGGCATAGTCTTTTTTGCAAGCTCAAATCTATTTACGGATTCACTTCCATAAGGCTTAAGAGTTTCTATGTTATAATGTTGATTCCCTGGGTATGTTAATTCTACCTCTCTTTGTGCTAGGCTCATGCTTTCCTTTCTGGTATTTCAATTACCGGTTTTTTCTGTTTAAATAAAAGCTGTGAATGAACGATCCTTATAGGACGGTCTCCATTTATCTTTCTAAATAATGCCAAATCTTCCCTATGTATTCTATGGGCAGTATCCCTCGATCTCTCCCTTACTATAACACCGCCTCTATGTTCCGTATTTGTTGCGTCTGAAAACGACCATTTCTCAATCCCATATTTCTGGACAAATCTCAATTGGTGTTCTAAATCACCTATGTATAAATTGTACCTCCAATCCACAGGACATTCTAGATAAGTCTCTGTAGTCATGATAAAAGAATATAACATAAACCCGGCAGCTATTGACCTTTTCCGGACTTCCCGGCCTGAATAATATTGATTAATCATAAGCATGTGACCGTCTTGATATCCCCTTAGATGGTCCTCTAGCCATGCGGGATTAGGAAATGTCATGTCTTGGTGAATATACGCCATGTATTTAGTTTTAACCTTTAACGCCCCTATGTGGAAAGCTTCGAATACTCCCACCCGTTCTTTTAAATAAATGGTATCGATTCCGCGCCCACGTAAATATTCTAATGTTTCGGGATTAGAGAAATTATCAACAACTAATAATTTGTAAGGATAATTCGTTTTTTCGAGAGAATTTAAACAATTCACAGTGTCATCCAACCCATTATAAGTAACCATTACAATTGTGATATCTTTATTTTCCATAAATTAATCTGCCTTATTTTTTTAAGAATACGGTTATAGATCCGATCGTATCGATTCTTTTTATGTCCTGTCTTGTTAATAATTCCGCAACCATATATTTGTTCACAGACCACTCATTATGGGTGCTATCATGCAATAGAATATGCCCTCCATTTTCAATTTTCGGAAACCAAGATTCAAAATCATTTTTCACACCTTTATATGAATGGTCCGCGTCTATGAATAGAAAATCTATGCTTTTATCATCGAATAAATTGGCTGATTCGGATGTATTTTTTTTATACACATCAATATTATGTTTCTGTGCTAAAATATTTTTAACATCTTTGTAATAATGCGGTTCATCTTTAAATAAGTCTTTGTAATGCGATTTCGTTCCACATTCTATTTTATCGATATCTTCAAATATATCAAACGTAGATACCTTGGCTGCTATTTCTGATAGAACCCAAGCCCCTCCCCCGAAATAAGTTCCAAGCTCAACAGCATGTTTTTTTTTCGTCGCGTATTTTTTTAAACAAGCCACATCCCGAGATCCAAGAAGCTTTTTTGGTGCAGGTTTAATCATTATTCACCGGAGAACGTGGTTTGCCTTTCATTGGCGGTTGCATAGGTAATGTCATTTGTCATTCCCTCACGTAAATCTCATTAATATCCAAATCAATTATTTTAACATACCCGTTATCATTCATAAGCTTTTCAATGGGGAATGTTTTAAAGTTGTTTTCGATGTCAAATACTTCGATATCGTATGTACAGAAACCATTAGCCTTTGAGAAAGCTTCTAATAGTGGATATTCTGCACCCTCTACATCAATACTCATATAGTCTATATGACACATTTTGGCCTCATACAACGCATCGTATAGAGGGACCATTTGAACTTTAGTGGTTTCTATTTGTGACGGAGCAATGTGTTTATCCATACGCTCTTTGTGCTTGTCTTCGATATAATCTTCTACACCTGACCATCCAATCAATCCACCGCTAACAGATGTAAAATTAACCATAGCTTTCTTGTCACCTATAGCATAATTAAGACATTTACAATCCCGGTTTTTTGTTAGCTGCTTGTATGACTCTGGATGAGGTTCTATACATAAACCAGTCCATCCCATTTCACGCTCGAAATAAAGGCTGTTAGAGTGTAGCAAGCCATCGAGAGCGCCGAATTCGACAAATACCCCGTCTTGTTTGCCTTTGAATAGGTTTTCTGATAGCCATTTATCCTGGTTGTGTTCGCTTGAGTATTTATTCATTATTTTCCTTTTCTAGCCAGTTCATGATATCACCCAAATAGTCAGTATGCATTATAATACCGTCTTTGCGTTGGTTCTGATTCCATTGTTCGTATTTTTTAAAATAGAATTTAAACATAGCTTTTATTAATTGATCTTCGCGCTTTTCCATATCAATTGAGCCATGCAATATTACTGCTTTATTATCTGGAAAAACGTGCTCTAAATGTTCCTTTACCTTGTTATGCTCCCTATTACAAACGTTCGGCATTGTCAAAACGATAATATCACCTTTTTTCAAATTGAGTTTGCTTATCGATTGTATTTGTGGTACGCCTAGCCATTCCCCTAGAAAATCATAGAGTTTTTGAGCTTCGGGCTTAGTGAGTTGTACAGAATCATCACAACGATAATCCTTATCTTCAACAAATTCACTTGGTCCCGATCTTAGGTGTAATTCATTTTCTTCAATGAAAAACATTAATGAATCCCCATCATTCTGTTTTATCACTTTTATTGGTTTGTCAGTCATTTTTATGTTCCTTACCTTTGCATATATTCCGATCTTTGTTGCACCCATGGCATGGACATTCCCCTGAATTAATCAGCGCCATAACTAGATGCCCACGCAAAGTACAATCTTTAGGTATATATCCTTGACTAATAGCCATTTTCAGCATTATATCATCCATTTTTTCACAATCTCACTTTCCCGAACTGAAACCGGCAAATCTTTTAATTCAATAACTTTAACACCTTTCCACGCTTTTTCATGTCCTTCGGCGGTATGAAAATTATCAGCATTAGGTAATTTATCCCATTTCTCCCTTTTCCATTCAACCAAATCAACATGCCCATAAGCGTCCTTTTCAGCTTCATAAATATTTTCAATCTTTTGGAATAGTGTTTTTTCGTCTTCCCTAACATAAGTAAAATGATGGAATCTAAAATCATTGCATCTCAATACCCCCTGTATACCACATCCTCGGTGCCCTTTAAAGCTGTTTGATTGCAACCTATAAAGCACGATAGGAGCTAATGATTCAGGCGGTGATATCCTATAGAAAGGTGATTTTATGTAAGTGTGCATAAAACAGGAATAAGCATTGGCTTTCTGATTTTCATTAGCAAAATGTATTATTCCTTTTAAATCTTTTCCAGGCCAAACCTCATCGGTATCGAAGAAAAGACATAATTTAGCGTCAAAGTTTTTTATTATATAATCCAGGCCGAAAAGATATTGCTTTAATTGATTCTGAGATGTGTAATCTAGATTGACTATTTTATTCTCATTGTCATGCGATTTAGCCCATTTTTCAATTATTGGCTTGACATCATTACCCCACTCCCCGCACCAAGACAAATCTGAATGCACAAATACAATCTTTTCGACATGAGGATATATGCCTTCAATAGCCGGGATTATAAACTCTTTTCCCCGCCACACCTTGCATAATGCCACAACTTTTTCCATTTTTGCTCCCCATTTTTTCTGAAAATATGCTTTGTTGGTATTCCAATAGAATCCGCCCTGGTTTTTTGCTTCGTTTAAATGAGTTAATTTGCACCGGTTATCAGTTACGAAATACTTATCATGTCCGTATTTTTCTAGCATTTGCCTACAAAAATCATCGTCTTCAAATCCACTACCGATAAATCCTTCATCGAATCGTAATTCGGATTTTCGGAAAGCTATACACGCGGTAGGGATTTTCGTTGAAGCTATTAAGTCAACATTTAAATCATAGTTTTCCACCATTGTATAAGCGCATTTACCGTTTTTATTCATTAGCCGGGCAGATGATATTATTACATTTTCATCGGTTAATAAAGCCCGGACCAAATCGATATCCCACCCCCAATAGAACCCGGTCATATCATCATCCATCATTATAACGATGTCTGAAGTGGCCCTGGCAAGCCCTTCGTTACGATTTTCAGAAGCACTGCCATCTATCCCGGTGAAAATTATCTGGCCTTCAGATACGCGGGTTAACGCTACGTCATTAACCTGATTTTGAACTTCAGATAAATGTTTGCATGATGGAATTATGATGTCAATTTTAATCATTTTAAAAATTCTTTCCAGTTGCTATTCTGCAATATATGAAAATACGATCCGTCAACGAACCCCTTATAAAATTCATCTTCCGTACATTTTACATTTATCCGGTACATGCCAGATTTAAAAGCCGATAAAAAATGTAGCGGCGGTTTTTTTATAAAAAGAGAACTACTAGGCGAACAATAATAAAATGAGTGATCTTCGCCATTGCGCGTGTAGTCGTACCCACGTCCGTCAAACTCTACAATTTGTTTTAAAAAATAAATGTGATACGTTATAGCACAATCGCTGCCGTAAGACGAACATCCCTCGGGATTCATCAAAAGCATATAAGGCCTTATTTTATGACCGTCTTTTGTTTTTAGTGATAATTCTTTCATCTTTTCAGCTTCAAATAAAGTTCATTCTCAATAAAACTTGATGCTTCAATACCGTGCAATTCTTTAATTTTCAGAAGCCCTTTTTTAGTAGTCTCAAGGTCAAATTTTCCATTATCCCGGTGATGCACATAAACGGAGGTATCAACAAAGGGATGAAGTTTATTTTTCGCGGCCCTTATGATCCATTCTGTTAAGCAAATATCTTCCGGCAAATCCTCGAATTCCCCAACAAAATCCCACATTACACGGTGTATTAAAAAGCAGAAACTTGATATTTTCATAGGAGCCACTTTTTTAGTGTACTCCCTGGTGACTTCTGATTGAATCTCTGCAACGGACCTTATATCATTGACTACTTTGTATTCCTCATATGATTTTAAAGCCTGGTCGGAGTTAGATGAACATGTCAGAGGGCCTATGCATGATGCCATAGGCTTTGTCTTTATCCCTTCAAATAAATTCACATTCCACATCGGGGAAACTATTGTGTCATCATGGAGTACTATGACCAATTGAAGCTCATTTTCTTTAACTTTCCGGGTTTTCATCATACCGGCATTAACCGATAAAGCAAAACTAAGCTTTTCTTTTGAAAGAATATAACGGGTTTTCTGAAAATAATTATTCCAAAAGTAACCTTTACGGATTCCAGAGTGCCCGACTACAATAATTTCATAATCTCCGCCGGTATTTTCTCTTACGGATTTTAAGCATAAATCAAGATTAGTCTGGTTGGTGGCTACGATTATAATAGAATATTTAGGTTTCAATTTTCTCACCTTTTTTTAATTTGCTTAACATTTGGTTATAAGTAATCTTTACACCATGCTTTTTTCCGAAGCTTTTTTGAACTGATTTAAGCCAGGCATAAATTTTATCTGATATACGGATTGTTTTAGACATAATAGCTCTTTTAAAATTTCAGAACTGACGATGCGATATAGCTGTTGAGTATTGACGTACTCCAGACAAAACCGCAGGGAAGGGTAAAGCCCTAGAAAACATGAATCCTTCTTTTCCACATATCGTTTTACACGTCACTATAAAATTAATATTTGGCATCACAATCAAAATAACACAAAAGTAGACTCAAGTCTACAAAAATCGTATATTATTTTGAAAAGGGGCTAAAGATGCTGAAAAAGAGCCCCCAAATCAGCGTAAATTCTTTAGCCCCCGAAGGAAATTATTTTGATTCTGGTGTTGCTGTGCAAACGGATAATCTTTTCACTTCCGTTTCAAGCTCTAAAATCTTTTGTTCTTTATCCCCGACTTCCGATTTTAGCTTTTCAATTTCCAATTGTAATTTCAGTCCATGATTATAAACCCGGACATACTCATCATTTTTCAGTGAATCCAATTTGCTTGAAGCTTCTTTGTACTCCAATAGATTTTTTGGTGGCTGGCTCTTTGTTTCTTTGTCCATCTCAGATTTCCTTTCTCTTTTTTGAACGTGGTTGGCTTTAAAATTGTCATCTAAATATAGTTTAAATCCGTGACTACGCATATATAAACAAAACCCGTAATCCCAACATGAATATTTTATTACACCGTCCTTCTCGAATTTATAAGGGTGAAACCATTCTTCCTTAGATGTAGCTTTCAGAGACTCCATAGAAATCATTAATGCACCTTCAGCACTGAAATCTATTTCCCGGAAGCCGTGGGATTCATCGGATTTGAGATAATTAAAACTATTATCTTTGTCTATAGTTCCCATGTTTAATAATTTTCTTCGTCCTTGGCGTTGAATCCATGGCGTTAATATGTGTATCTTTTTATTAACCATTACATCAACCATTTCCTCAGCTTGTTCAATATTAAATTCCTGGTCACTATCCCACATCCACAGATAGTCAAAATCAGAATCTAAATGTTTTTGGCAAACCATATTCCTAGCCGCCATAATATTAGTGCATTCGCAAAACTTATGCTCGAATGTATGGTTCTTGGATTTGGATAAGGATTTAATAAATTTAATAGCAGGTATTGAATCCGCTTTCCGAAGGCTTCTAATTAATGTTATCACTAATATTTTCATCATGTTCCCATAAATAAGGCTAATCTTATCATTAAATGTTCGCATCCTAAATCAGGTGTGCCTGTATCTGTTGTTCTTAAAACAACTTTAACAGTAGCCGAAGCAGGCAAATCTAGATAAGTACAACCTGACATTGACCCATCTTTTGAAACCGCATTCGTTTCAATATGGTTTTGACCGTTATCAATTGGAGTCCCATTTACCGAGAATGTGCATTCAACATGCTTACCAGCTGCGTCAGCCATAAATGATCCAGCCCAATCAGCCAGGTAAACCCCTGCATTAATTACTGTTAATTCTCCGTTCCCGTCGTGTGTAACACCGTTTAATACCCCACTAGTCATATCAGCATCAGATATGGTATACCATGCATTTTGCGTAGCACTAGCCTGTACCCATCCAATATCATTACCGTAGCATGTTCCGCCTATGATGCCTTTGTTTGCGGTCCAAAATTCTAGGTTTCCGTATACACTGATTTCATTATTACTCAATGCAATTCCAACATCCCCAACCGTTAACCAAAGGTCGTCGGAAATGCTTTCGATATATATATTATCTCCGTCAATATTTATACTACCAAAACTAGTTGAATCGATATAAATATCACCAGCACTATTTTTATCTATATTTAAGTTAGTTCCATCGGAATATATTGATCCGTCAACAGAAAATAAAATACCCTTATCATCTAGAAAAGATAAATCACCGCGTACTGAAATGTCTTGATCTTCGTGAATTGTCATAGCCAATACATTCTCATCGGTTTTAAAAATAATTCTACCGTCTGTACGATGTGTTGCAATAATAAAGTCATCGGCGTTATTACTCCATTCAATTGAAACATCTAAATCAGCGCCATCATAAAAGTCTACCGCTAATAAGCCATCATCATCATCATTGTCGATGCGAAGGCTGGTTCTTCCGGCCACATCTTTATTGATTGTAACATTATCCTCACATGTCCACGCTCCCTCCATGTTTACAGATGCATCTTTTATTATAATATTAGCAGAATCCGGGAAACCTGAAAATGGAGTTAAAAATGTATCAAGGTCTTTTAAAAGTGGCTGTAATGGTCCATCTCCATTCAATACGGTGAATGCATCATCTTCAACGCCTATTAATAAAGCTCCAGAATCACCTGCCGCAATATCATCCAACTTTTCCAGTGAAGGGAAGTGAAGGTAGGTGGTATCAGCAACTATCTCTGTTATTAATTCAAGCCTGTTTGATTCAACATTAACTCCAATTTCCCATAATGCCAAATCGTCTTCAACCGCGCCGCGTGTTACGCCATCTAATTGCGTTTGTATTTCTTCAGCCATATTTTCCTCAACATGTTAATTCTCTTGGAGATGAGCCAGCATCTTTTATTGTATAATCGCCAATAGTGCGTCCCGTTGATCCTGCACTATTCATCTTCCCATTTTCATTAGTCCATCCAGTGATATCCCTATCAGTGTTTAAAGCATTATTAAAATTATCACACAATGGACCGAAAACCCCAGGCGGTTGATATACATGAACACCTATTTCAGCCGTACCAGCATATATGTCAATCCTTATCATAGTAACAAATCCCTCTACATCTTCATCATCGGTATGAAAATGGCTATTCACTTTCACAAAATCCATGATAGCAAGTGGAGTAGGTTCCAAGACTTCTTTTATTGACACTTTGAATTTGAATTGCCACACATTCAATACGAACCATTTAGCTACCCATTCAGCAAGAGGAAGCGACTCATAATGATATTTAAAATCCATCTTCAAATTGTTTCTTATTTTGTAGATATCTTTGGATATACCAATAAATCTTTTTATTTGAGTGCTTCCTGTGTTACTATCAATAAGAGTATTTTCATTATACTTTTGCAGGGCTGCACTGAATTCTGAAGGGATATAATAATCCCAATTTAAGTGATACTCTGTAAATATTTCATTTGTTCGTCTGAATTTTGGAGGACTTAAGGAATCGACTAATATATTTGAATCATCAAAAGTTCTAGTTGGCGAACCTTGTGGGTAATCATCCGGATTCATTGATTTAAAGGATATTTTATCATCAACATCAATAACAGCACATGCCCATAGGTTTTGCAATAATTCATTCAATGTTGCTTTAGTGCTTAAATCCTGCGTAAATTGCCGCCTCCAATTCCATCCTGAGCGGGTACTGAGCGCCATAAGTGATGTAATAGAAGTCGCATCCCATTGATTTAAATACATGCTTGGAGAATTCATGATATCTGTTACAATAGCTTCAGGTTCGCTTGAAAATATTCCTGAGAAGGTGCGGCCCCTGGCGGGTGCAAAAAGAGGCTTATCTATTGTCTCGATTTCCTGTTCATAATACAGTTCCGGTCCTTTTATAAATTCAAGTCCCACATACCAATTAATGTTCGAAGGCATAGGATCCGTAGATGAAAATTGATTACTAAGAGATTTATTGACAATTAAAAACTCCACATCGGTAACTTCATCCCATACCTGATCATCTCCAAAGGGTTTTGTTGATAGGTCGAAAATATCACGGCCTTGATATAATATATTCCTTTCATCTTCCTCTTGTGCAGTCGATAACCGGGTCAACACACCCCCCACAACCTCCCACATTTCAGATAGAGTCCCTCCCGATGACATTAATTTCATTCTAGTTCCATTATCAATAGGATTATCACCGCTGAGGCCCCACGAACCACCACTGTATTCATACAATTTATTATCAGTCTTATTCCAAAGAAAATCACCCTCGACCTGTGAAACCGTGGCAGTTCCCGGAAATATATAGGATATTTGATATGAATATCTGGACGTCAATGATGTGGTACTTTCCCTAAATCCTCCGTTATTGAGGAGTCCATCTGGAAAATTATTTAATTTTATCTTTCCTATTGTTTTTTCTATATCTAATGAAACACCGAGACTAGTCTCATTCGCTTCGAAGTCGTGCTTCCAACCATCACTGTCAACGTAATCTCCATTTTTCTTTTTAAATCTTAGTATCAATTTAAAAGGAGCATTAAAATATCTAAATTTTCCATCGCTATATATAGTTTTCACAAAACTATTGATTTCTAAATTCATACAAAGCTTTATATTGGTACTACTGTTAAACTTAGCCTCATTAGTAGCATTTCTTGCAACTGGAAAGCTTATAGCATGAACGAAAGTATTTTCACCCAAGGCGTCAGATATGTTTAAATCCTGCTTAGGGTTTAAGTGAGAATACCGCCTAATCTTTAAAGATTTCGGACTGGTTTCGCCTGAAGCTAGGATGTCACCTCTAGGGGTTTCGCTGCCGCCTTTCATATAAGCTGTATATGCATATGAATAAGTAGATGTTGCGGCACGTTTCATTTGTTTAAAATCAGTCTCAGTTATATTCGTGATCGACCCTGGCGGAGTCAAATCAACATTAGGCATTTGAGCGTTCAAATCTAAATTTTCCGTACTGCCTTCGTTTATATCGGCGAATCCAAGAACGCCTTTTTGCCAGAGTATAGGTTTCCATCCCCCAAAATCAACGGGACCATGAACGGCAACTTTTGATTCATCAACGCTTGTTCTTGGATTTAATAGTACAAGATTCTTATCAGCATTAATGATGTATTCGGAGTCAGGTAATTTTTTTATGAATTTACCGGTATCATCCAATCCGAACAATTCAAATACCTCAGTAAACGAGGATCCCACAGATCTACCAAAACCACCACAAATCTCTTCATCAATTTGAAATTGGTATTTCCTTTTGGCAATTTTTATGGTGAGGTAATCTAATGTATTTGGCGGATCCGCTCCGCCCGCATCGGGTTGAGTCGTAAATGCTTCATCGATTGTAAGTACATAATAGTCGGAGCCCGCGCTATTAATGGATTCTATTTTTCTGGTTTCATCTATATTTTCTGAGCCAGATTTCGTGTCGGATATTATCTGAATAGAATAAACAGCATTATCGAGATCAGCAATTAACTCACTTGAAAGTAAATATTGATTTTTACCACTCTGCTCACTTTTCCTGATATATATTTCTTTAAAAGGTGAATTGTTGTTTATTTGACAACTAGCGGTAGGTACAGAATTAAATTCGGTATCACCGGAAGCTTTTCTCTCGACACTAATATATTCGATATCGGTAGAAATGTTTTGTAATGCGGCCAGTTCATGTTCACCATAAGTTAAATGTGGTGGTTTGCCTAGGAATTGCGTTTGAACATCGTCATACCTATTATTAGAGATTCCAGTATCTTCAATAACACTGTCAGGAAACTTGTCATTTTTGTTTAAAGAAAATGGTTCTACTTTATATTTATAATTTGCATAATCAAATTGTGAACTTATATTCCTTCCCGTTGAAATTTTCGTATATACCGGACCGGATTCCCATATACCTACAATACATTGATTTCCAAAGAATCCTATATCATTATCAATTATCCATTTCCAAAATTTAGTTCCGTTATAATTATTGTTAAGAGCAAATGAAAACCCTTCTCGCTTTTCTATTGAGGGTCCGGTATTTATGTTAATATTTTTCCCCGGTAATTTTATTGATCCTAAATTGATTAACCCAGACCTATAAACCTTGGAATCATATACTGTTGTAGAAAAAGCTGCTAAATAAAATGATCCATTCTTAAATCCGTAAGTAGAATTGTCAGCGGCCACGGTATATAATATCCGCCAAAACCCCTTGGAAACGATATCACCCGTTGCCAAATCACCGGCGGCAATGACAGTTTCAAGGGTTATATTACCATCGTCAATCTTACCCGCTACTTTATGGAACCCGGTTGATGTAACTCCTGTACCGCTTACTATATAAATGTAATCACCAGGGACAAAGGTGTAATTTTCAAAGGCATCAGTTTGAGTTAATTTCTTAGTTGAAGCTGTCCATGTAGCTGTCGCCAATGTTATAATATTAGTTACTTCCCGTAAGACATTATCATCGGTATCCATCCATCTCTGTCCTACAGCGCTTGGAGTGGGTATTGCCGATTGAATGTCGTCAGCTATGATAGTGTCTATCTGTAGCAATAAATCAATGGCGGAGGTGCCGCCTTCATTCGGGAGTACATCCGATTCATCCACTCCAGCAAGTTCTACAGTAAGATTTAAAGTATAGAGATTATTTGTAACACTAAAATCCTCTTCCTGTAAACTTTTTGGAATAAGTATATAGCAGTAATAATTGGTAATGTCTTCATAAGGCCAATCAGGATAAAGCGTTTCCCCTGAATTTTCAGGACGTAAAGCGACTTTTTGACCGGCGTTGGAAATAAGATATTCAGTAAGGCTTAAATAATTAGCTTGAGATATTTTAGTTATGGTAAAAGTGCATGATTTTCTTATCCTTGCCCCGAAATTAATTATAATATCAGTACCATCAATAGCCGTTAAATATTTAACGGTATTTCCTTTAGGGGTTGCAGCGCTTTTTATATCGCTAAGACTGTATGATACAGCGTTTATAATCATGCCAGGGGAACCTTCAATATATTCTGATAAGTAACAGACATTTCCCAATGCATAGGTAAATTAGCTGAACGGGACGGTGTCGTGTAACCCTTTATATATACAGTATTACTAGTATTGGTTCTTAAAAATGGTGAAATCCCTGGAGTATCTAAAGTAACTTGAGCGCCTGTATTAGTGTCCAAAAATTCAATGAAGGCTTCAATGTTAGCATCTTTAATTCTGTATTTTAATGATATTCTTTCATTACGCCATGCCGATGCGCTTTTTTGTACATTATCCCATTGACCATCATCTTGAGGATAAGATAGATTATTAGATTGCACTACCGGTTGAATAGGGTAGAATATTTCAGCTCCTGTATTTGGTACGGTAGGCATTATCGAAAGTGCCTATCGACTCGCTGAATAAATGTTGTTCCATAAAATGGTTCCCCACCTATTAACGCATAAACCTCAAAACGCCAATCCCCATTTATTTTATTTGTAGCGCTTGTTATCGTAACCCTGGCTTTAGATACATCACCAACTTTTGGCGTAGCAGTAAGTTGATCTTTCCCGCCATTAGGATCTGTGTAATCGATTCTGAGTTCCGTAGCTGACTCTAAATCTTCGTTTTCCGTTTCTAATTCTAAAATATATTTTTGGTCCACTTTTATACCACTCATGTTATCTCCGATATTCCTGTAACAGTTTGTGTGATGATTGATCGGCCTGATGCTACTTGTTTTATTATTGAATCATCCTGTACCGTATGTGTTATTATAGATCGTCCCTCGATTACTTTTACGTCAACGGTAGATATCCATGAAATTCCGGAATACATTCCTAAGCGTTGTTGACGGCTAGCACCATTAAAACTACCTACTGGTATATGCGCATTAGTCCTTTTCCAAGGTAATCTTGCTCTCATGGCTGAACGCCGCTTCTGTCTTGTGTCAATAGCCATTATGGTCCTGAAATAACCTTTCCAAGGGATGTGGATGTGTTGTCATCAGAATCGGTTGACTTCTGATCTATGGCATCACCGGCATTGTTATATAATGAATATTGACTTGCGGTCTGGGTGGAAAGGTTCCTCCACGCCTTATAAAGATAATGAAACATAAGCCTCATAGTTGGCGTTGCAGTAGGTGCATTTTGACCGGGTTCAGCAAAAGTATCAACATTCAACACATCTAATACTTGAGCATTGACTTGGGCCGGGGTAGCCGCCACTCCTGCGGCATCCGGTGTAACAGTGTTAGCTCCGTCCGTCCCCCTCATATCCGTGTTCTCGGCAGTAGTATCGACTAAAGTAACTCGAGCAAGAGTATCACCTTCCACCAAATAGTCTGCGGATGGCAGTGTGCGATCGTTCATCTGAGCTTCAGTAGGCGGAACTACCGTATTAGCACCGTCAGTTCCCCTCATATCTGAATTAGATGTGCAGCCATCAGCCAGGACCACGCCATTTACTTTATGAGTCGAAGGATTATACCCGGCGTCCGCAAAATCTTTTAAATCAGAAGCGCTCTGAGAAACTCCTTTAATTTCTGTAATACTAACATCCAATACATCCCCGCCATCAATTAGGGCATTATTTAAAGCCGCTGCCCGGAATCCAATAATAGGACCTATCCAAGGCAATACGCCGGTAGCAAATCCCACGAAATGGCCAAAACCTTTAACATCGTTATCAATAGAAGCTCCTCCACTATCCGGCATACCAATGGTATACATTCCATTGCCTTGGTTTGTCCAATTATAATTCCCCCCATCAGTGGGGGTAACAGGCGTCTGAGTGGTTACGCCGTCGGTCGTTGTGAATTCCCATACCAAATCCATTCCAGCCTGGTCAAAAGTAACACTTTCTTTTCTAGATACAAAATCACCATCGTCAATTAATTGAGCTATGTTTACCGGTACTTCGGTTAATACTACGTTTACATCCATCCAAATCATAATTTCACCTTAATGTTGTAATTGTTGTTGCAAATATGCATACCATGGGCTACCTAGTGTAGGTATTTTTTTAGGTCCAATAGGAAATGGAGAAGCCACAGCAACCAAATTCATATAAAATGCAAATATTACGGGATCGATACCGCCTGTATCTAAAGTCTGACCGGCAATAGGTAAACCGTAACTAGCGATAGTATCATTAAGTTCGACTTCATTAGCAGGGGTTAAATTAGGTTGGTTGTTAGTACCTATATTCCAATTTCCATTTGCTCCGGTCCCATCTGAATCGGCATTATTCCTTCCGGTAGCTCCAGCTATTTGAATAAAATTAATACCAGAATTGAAACTCCATACATTCTCAACAGTAGCTGCGAAATTACCTAGATTCAAACCATGTAGCATGTTTTCCGATCCACAATTTTTGATTCTGACATCAAGTCCGCCACCGCCTACCATATGAATAAAACTTATGTGATCACGACCTATACAATTATAAATATCAATTTCGTCAGTTGATAATATTATATTTCTACCACTCCCAGTCCCCTTAAAAAAGCAGTCATGTAAACTAGCGGAAATCGGCGAAGCCGAGGTGTACTCAAATATCCCTATATTATTGGACGACCCCACGGTTCTTTTAAAATTAATATTCCTAAATTCAAAGTTAGCCCCCCCCGATTGAATGCGTATACCGGTACTAGCATGTCCGATTGAAAGTGTTTTGCCTACAGTTGGATCGCCGAATGTATTGGACCAGTTAGTCCATTTATGGGTTAGAATCTGAGTAAAAATGGCCGGAGCCGTTTCTGTCACATCAGTTGTCATTTCAGAATTCAAAGGAGTTGTTGTATTCACAAGATCCGCATCTAAAATAGCATAAGTTGCATAAGTATCCCCGCCCCCCGATCCTATTGTAATGTCACCTCCACTAATAAAATTCCTGTCTATTTTATTTTCATTCATGTCAATTAAAGAGGAATGTTTGAAGAGTTTATCCATATCGGTTACATGCCGCAAATCGATTCTCGGTACTTTAACCCCTGTCGCTGATAAATTGTTGTATAAATCAGAGCTTCCCGGAACCTTATTTTTCAAATATTCCCAATTTATAACTTTACGCTTCTTGCGATACGTTAAGGGCTTTTTCCAATTATAGTCATAAATAAGAGCGTCTAAAGGTTTTACTGCATCAATTATAAAAGGTTTAGCAGAATCAGGTAACGTCATAACTCCGATTGTTGATAGAGTATTTTTTCCTATGATGGGTTTGTCGTGCCAGTCAATAGGCATTAAATCCAACGTGCTCATATGTTTTTCTTTATGCGGTAAATCACCTATTTTGAATGTGACATCAAAACTCATGTTAGAATTACTTTGTTAAAATTTGGTATAAAACCATAAGTGTCGGTATGCATATTGATACAATAATTATGATCGGCAGTCTTTCCATTGATTTAAATATTTTTTGTATATCCGTTTCGCTTCTCTCCATTTTCGAGGATTGCACGCCTATTTGAGTTTCCACATTTGTAACCCTTCGACCTAAGCCGTTAAATTCTTTTTCAGTAATAGCCATTTATACACTTTCTTTATTTAAATAATCCGCGTACCCTTTTTCTATTATTTCTTCCTCAATAAAGGTTGAAAATTGAGGCTTAACGTCTTCTAAGGCGTCCATTATAGCTTGACCAGAACCGTTCGCTATATTAATCACAGGTGCAAATGTTACACCGTTTATTGATGTGTTCTGAACCTGTTGCCCAGAGTTGAGAGCATTTACACCGCCCACACCAAGTCCCGCCGTAGCTCTGGCATTCAATACCGACTCCTGACCTTCCTCATTTACTTTTATACGTGCATTTCTTCCTTGAGGAAAACCTCCATCTACAAGTGCCTGAGAAGCTATTGTTGCAGTATTTCCAACGGCTACGGCTCCTACAGCGGCAGCACTGATAAAATTTAATGGAGGCGGAGCAGATGCAAGGGCACGCTGAACGGCCAAAGCACCTTGAACTATAGATGTAATCAAGGCTATTTTCTTTGCCGTCTTTTCGTCTTTAATGAATGCCTGTAGACCTCTGGAGCCCTGGGCAATTAATGTATCTGTAAGAGCTTTTTTGCCGGCAATCAAATCATTATTAAACTTTTTGGCATTAGCTTTTAATGTCTCTTCGTCTTTACCATCTTTTTTTAATTTCTTCTGTATCTCCGCCGCTGCTTTATCGTCAAATTTCTTTCTAATTGATGATTCTTTTATTTTAAATGCCTCGAATAAATCGTTTAGGTCTTCCCCGCCGGTCATGAGTATTTCAGCTTGTTGTTGAAACCAAAACTGTAAAGCTGCATTATCCCGCTCTTGACCTTCTAATGTAAGTATGTGTAAGCGGTCCTGGAGTTCTTCGGCTCTTAATATTTTTTGTTCGGCTGCTAAGCGTTCTTTTTCTGCTTTTTCGGGATCAACAAACCCGCCTGGTTCCGTAGGTGCTAAATCTACGCTTTTTATAGCTTCCCCAGCATCTTGAACGGTTGCAATGGCTTTGGACATGTCAAGCCCTTCGGCGGCCAATCTTGCACGTTCAAAAGCATCTTCCGCTTCTTTGCCTAGATTTTCACCCATACCAGAAATGAATGTGGTGTCAAAATCAGCTCCTAATTTATTTAACCCCTTCGTTATTAATCCAAAAAAACTTACGAATACTGAACCAGTTTTTAGAATTACACCGTTTAAAAATTCAAACGTTCCTATAATCCCTCTTATGGAGGCTACACCGAGATTTAACATAGTGAGAAATACTTTTGATGTCATGTTAGCTAGTAGTTCAAATTGTTCTTTGTTCGCCTTAACCACACCTGTGAAGAAATTCACCACTTCAGTGTAAAACTGAATTCTTTTTAACTTAGCAGAACCAAAGGCATCACCTATTGCAAGTCCTAATCCCTCTTGAGCAGATTTTAATAGTTTCGTGGCACCGCCCACATTATCAAGCATGGTATTGGCAAATTCTTTTGCAGTGCCTTCAGCATTATTTAACTCTTCATTAAATTTTTCAATGCTTTCCGTTCCGGAGATTAATATTCCTGCGGCGGTACTTGATAGTAGCCCGAAAGTATCTTTTATTGTTCCAGGGCTTAAATTCTTTTCTTGCAATGCCTTTAATTTTTCAGTGAAGGAAGCAGTTGCTGATGCACTCCCACGAATCATTTTTGAGGCTTTGGAGTTTGCATCACCCAGTTCTAACATGATACGCCTCAATGCAGTTCCAGCTTGAGAACCTACTATACCCTTGCTTGCAAGTTCAGCAAGTTGGGCTGTTGTTTCTGCGAGATCGGTTCCTAGTTGACCCGAAGTGGATCCAACAAATTTCATAGATTCAGAGAATCTGTTTAGATCAAGAGCCGATATATTAAACGATTTAGCCATTATATCGACAACACTACCGGCATTACTAGCCTTCAACGAAAATTGCCCTAATGTACGCGCTGTAGCTTCAGCAGCTAGTGACATTTCACTTTGCGCCACTACTGCAAGATTGAGAACATCTTTTGAAGCTGCAAGTATTTGATTTGTTTTTAAACCTAATTTTCCCAGTTCAACAAAAGCGCGTCCCGCTTCCGTAGCTGTAAAAACAGTTGTTTCACCCAATTTTCTAGACTCCGCTGATAAAGCAGCCATCTCGACTTCATTTGGCTTAAGAATAGCTTTAACAGTGGACATAGTTTGGGCGAATTCGAGTGATACCCTATTTACAAATTCAATAGCCTGTCCAAAACTTACTATGGCTTTAGTGGTTATTCCAACGGCAATTGCAGCCGGTCCAAATCTTTTAGCAAAAGAAGCCATTTCACTTTTTACATTCGCAGCCATCTTGCCAATACCTGACATTTTGTTCTTGAATTTATCAGCCTGGTTCGCCATTTTCTTAAAGCCGGATTCAACACTTGAACCCATAGATTTAAACTTTGCCGAAAGCAAATCATTAAGTTTAGCCGTTGCAGTAAATTCTTCAGCCATTACCTTTTGCTACCTTTGATTGATTCTATGTAAGCGTTGCATTTCGATAACTCCTTTTCATAATACATACACATCTGAATGTATAAGCTAGTCATTTTCGGGAAATCAACAATCCGAGGTTTATCGCACATCGAATATACCTGATACCACAAGTGAACACTCTTAGGTATAAATTTGTTTGCGCAATTAAAGTAATGTATGATTTTCCCATTATGTTCCTCTTTCCAAACTAGGTTATCTGCCGGTTTTCCATCACACCCCTGCCTCCTAGCAATGAGTTTATTAGTCTTACATACATTGCAGGGGGCTACTTTTATGATGCCAGTGTGAACCCCGGCTAAAGCTCTAAACCCGTCAATTCTCCTTCCGTCATCGTTGATTGTCTTAGAATAGCTTCATAGATGGCTGTCATTAAAACAGGAGGGAATCTATCGAGCAAATTCTTAGCTAACCCATTATTTCCCGACATGTATTTAATTTCACGGCCTTTTCTATCTTTAACGTTTTTCCATCCCTTAATATGAGATTTAAGAGTTTCCCATTTGGCCGTTCCCGAGGCTGTTCTCAATCCTTTTTTGTCTGTCTTGTAAGCCAAATCATCCTCATCCTTGATGAATTGAGATCCTACCTTTCCTTTCAATGTGAATATAGGCCATTCAGACCTGGGCATATTGCTTTTTCTGACAACTTTTGGCACCCATGGAAATGTTTCATCATCCGTGAAGAGGCAATAATCTCTTAATTCTTCCTCAGTATCTTTGTCAATTTTCTTCTCAATAACTTCGGTTTCTTCTTCGGCCTCGTTTTTATTTTCTTCTGTCATGTTTTGGCTCCTTTTGATTGTGTTTATCTAATTATGATTTAGCTCCTTGAAGGATTTCAAAAGTATCGTTTCCGGAACTCTTATGTAACATAAAGACTTTTTCATTTACTCTGAGGCCCTCACGATCTCCGCCAATTCCTACTGTGCTGTATTGGGCTGCGGGCGCTGAAATGGTGATACTTGGATTTGAACCATCGCTTATGATCGTAGATACAGCGCCAGTATTACCTGCCAGCCAATCAGCGTATACAGGATCTTCCGCTTGCAAAAGAGCATAAGGATCTACTGTTAGGGTGGATTCACCACGTTTGGCTATGTATGCCCCTTCGTATCCGGTCGAAGAACTTGGAAGCATTTTCATAGATACTGTGTTTCCGGTTTTGATTTCAAATTTTTCATAGATTTGTGCTATAGCATTTACGGTCAATGATGTACCTATAACTGAAGCTGCTTTCGTGGTATTAACACCTGTGGGAACCAATATTGATCCAAATGGTCTATCGGCTATCGATTGTAAAGCTCCTTTGAAATCACTGAAAACCATTTGAACGGGTTCACCGATTTCACCAATGAGAAATGATACTTCCCCCATGCATCCACTCATCTTGGTAAACAGTAAACTAGGGCTTGCCCCACAATTACGCTCTTGAACCCCCATTGTCATAGGTATGCACGTATTGTCAGCGTGAGGAACCCATGATATACCCTCCACCGCCGCACCTACAGCTACAGGGGATCCGTTGTCCCATCCTATAGCCTTGAATCCACATGCTTGTAAATACTTACTCCATTTTGGTTCCTCATCTACGGCAGATCCTGGATTCATAAATGTCATGAAATTGCACGATCCCATTTGTTTCCCTTTGATGGAAACAGATGAATCCAATGTTCCGTCAAGCACCTTTTGTTGGAATTCTTTTATCTCTGCCGAATATTCTAAATTCTGAACTTCAATATCAAAATCCGCATTAGCCAGGGTTTCCGGGGTGTACGGTGTCCCCTCTAATTTACTGATTAAGGTTGTGAGTTCTGTGGGAAACGCTGTCATAATTTTTAACTCCTTTTTAACAATAAAATGTTGTTGCGCTTCGACGCATTTGCCTGTATATAATATCAATTTCAAATGTTATGTTTGCTAAGTCTTGTCCGTCACTATCAAATAATGTGGCGTTAACGACATTGACTTGTTGTACCAATCCTTCTAAGTCATAAGCCGACCCATCCATATTGTACGCGGTATTTCCTCCGGCAGTATCATCGCCAAATCTGATTTCCAAGTCCTGCACTGTATCGGTAAATAATTCATTTTCTTTTTCCCGGCTTCGAGCTTCGAAATATAAGTCTAGAACAACCGGTATTTTTTTGATTAATCTTCCCGCGCTGTTTTTCTCCGCTGTTATGTAATTGATAGTACTCATTACTATATTACATACAGGCTTAAGTCTAATGTTCTCTACGGATATAGGAAAATCATTTACTTCCTCGATGGTTTGGCTGTACCCGTTTGATGTACGGATATCTTTAACCATTTTATGCAAGCGGTCTTTAATTCTTTTTATTGTTGATTCAGCCATTGAATACCAACCTTAAAGCTTTCTTTACATCGCGCCGTCTGCGAATGCCACCTTCATTTAAGTAGAACCCTAATATATCGGTTCGTTCGGGAATGGTGACTTGTTTGGTTCTTATCCAGGTGAATCCTGCAACTGCTTTTTTAAGTTTCTTTCCAGATTTTGAAAAGATTCTGGCTGAGGTTTCCATTTTGAAAACCAAGTAAGGCTTATTCTTGGCTTTTATAACACGACTACCTTTCCAGCTCTTGTCATGTATGGGTAGATATTTCTTAACGCCGCCTCTATTCAAAAGGAATAAAGTGGATACCACATCATTTTTAAGTCTTCGAACTTTTACATTTAAGGCTCTTGCCGCATTACCTGACCTTCGAAACAACCCAAAATTACCTTTCCTACCAGACAATTGATCCTTTATGATATTTCCAACAGTACCACTATCAGTCTCAGCCCATAAATCACGGACCATATCAAAGAACTGGTCAGGTTTCTTTTTGACTACAGCCTGAAATCTCTTACGGTCCCTGGCATTAAATTTGAAGGTAATATTGCTCATAATGAATAGTGAATATATTTCTCTAAAATCTTCCTCACTTGAGGTTGTAAATCATAATCTTGTGTATAATCAGCCCTATTGGTTTGTCCTTTTGACGTACCCCCATTTTCCAAATCTGTTTTGTGGCGCTCACCATACATAAGTTCTATTTCACACGCTAACACAATATCAGGATTGGATTCCGCAAGGGATTCAACTTCCCGGGAAGCTAATACAGCACTAGCTCCGGTTATTGCATCGCCATCTTCCGTTGTGCTGGGGGTTATGGTTTCATCTACAATAAATCGACCGTATAAAACTTCAATAGTGATAGCTGTACTGACTTTTGAAATCACATACCCCACGGCCCGGCTATTCCCTCCCATAACATAATTACCCACCGCTATTACCGTTCCCGCCTCAGTAGATAGAATAAATTGCGATTGAGTACCATGCGAGGCCATGCCCCCGGTATAAACTACTTGAAGGCCTTTAATGGCGGGTGTCGAAGGTGTATCTAAAACAACACTGTCATTGTTAGGTCCTGTAAATATATTTGTTTCGGTTGTTTCACTGCCAGAGAATAAGCTGGTAGAATCGGTTTTCATTGAGGTTAAAGTTGATATAGGATACGAACTAACAAAGAATTGAACTTGTCCCGGAACAATATCAAAGTATTCTGTCCTAGCCTTAGATTCTATATTACGGTTTAAATGGCTTTCAATACTGGCCGATATACCGGTAATAAAAGGAATATAACGCCTTTGATTCTTCGGCTTATCATCAAGCTTGCCACTTGAATCACTATATAGGTAACTGACTCTACGCCAACTAGTTAAATCCATATTTAAATTGGGGCAGGTTTCCCCGCCCCATTATCCTGGTTAAGTTAAGGCGTAGTATCTACGAAATCCATAGCATTTGTTTGCTCAACCGGCTCGCTATTGGCTTTAGAAAGAATAACATTAATTCCAACTAATGTAGCGCCGGTAGTGCTTTGCTTATACTTGATAAACAAATATTTCTTATGGTCCTTCGCACGTAAGCGCAAAAGATGCACCTTGTTTTGATCCGCTGAAGTCTTCTGAACATAATCTGCTTCAGTTCCGGCTGCATTTGTAATGATTGCTGCTGCATCGGCGTCATCAGTAGCCGAGTCAAAACAATCCACGTCAACAGCGGCAGCGCCAACAAGACCAAAGTTCAGTTCAATCAAGGCTTCATCGTATCCGCTAATATCAATACCGGAAGCATCCCCGGTAGTGTTTCCATGGCCATTCCAGGCTGGAGCGGTCGAAGTCACTGACTTGGGTTCGAATACAAGTGTAACTTGATCGCGTTCGTGTAATCCTCTAGACATATGTTAGTCTCCTATTTTAAATTTTATGTTTGTTTAGAAATCAGTGCTGATATTGGATGCAATATTGAATGCAAGAGCCTGTTTAACCAGAGTATCAATATCAACGAAAATAGCGAACCAAGTTTGATCTTTAGCAAAGCTATCACCAGCTTCAACAGATCGTTTTACTCTGATTCCGCCCCATGTTGCTATTACGAATTGATCCCATTGGCCTATTACAGCTTTAGTCAAATCAGCAGGTTTCAGGACACTGGTTGTCATACCAAATTTAGTGCCAGTAAGTGCTTCCAGTTGGGTCATATCCATTAGAGGGTTAATGATAGGCATACCAAGAGTTTGACCACTGAACTGCGCAATACGTTCTCTTCGAAATCCGCCAACAACCTTAGGTCTACATAAGAAACCGGCTCCGCCTTCTTGCAGGTAATTAGACTCTTCGATGTCTTCGCGCATTGCAGCGACATCCACAGTGTCCATTCTTGCGTTACTAACATCATAAGTATTTGTCCCTGGAGCATTCAATATCCCAAGTGGTTGACTGTCGGAGTTAATCCCGTTTATAGCGACTTTATCCATTCCCAGCCTTGAACCACGAATCATCTTCTCAGAAACAAGGTCATTGATAACACCAGCGGATTGATGCCATAGATTGTTAGACACCTTTACAATCATGCTACCATGTCTCGGTGACATCCTGGTCAACCCAAACGTCAGGTTTTGCAATGCAGCCTCATCACCATCAGAACCCCATGTTAACACGGGTTCATTAAGTTCTTTAGGTATTTCTAAATCACCGGTAAGCCCATTCCATTGAGTAACGCCTAGCTTAGACATTACCATAGCTTCCTGAGCTGGTTTGATGATTTTATCAATGCCGAAATCAGTTGCGATCAAAAATCCGCCAGCTCCGCCGCTATTGGTGTCTTGATCCTTGGTAGCATCATAACACTCTTTTTCGAATCCAGCGCCATCCCAATTGTCGAGCAACCCACCTTTGATATATCGCCCTAGATTGAAATTTTTCTTTTCATTTCCGGGAACATCAAGGGATACATTATTTCTTTTCACTGCTTCCAAAAGATCAGTATTTTTCTTCTCGACATCTTTAATCATTTCAACGATTTTTTCATCGGTAAGTTTTTTACTGTCTTTCACAGCATTTTCGGAATTTTCTTTTTGAGCCTTCAATTGCTCAGTTACGGTTTCTGTAAATTCCGTTAATTTTGTTTCAAGATCTCTGACTAAATCAGCCATATTTTATCTCCTAATTTAAATTTAACATTTTTTCTTTTGCTTTATCCAGAGCATCACCAAAGCCATATATATCAACCGATTCTTCCACTTCTGAGTCATTTTGAACAGTAGTAGTTTTCGTTGATTTCCCCTCTTCAGAATCAGCCTTTAGGATTTTCTCAAGAGGCGCTTTTAGTTCTTCAATGTATGATAAAATTTTCTTTGTTTTTGTAATTATATCGGATGATATTTTTTCATTTATAGATTCGGGTTGACCTATAATTAATTCTACATTGTAATCCTTTTTGAATTCCTTAGCTTGCTCAAGCTTAGATTCTTTGTCTTCATCATCTCGTATGTATATTTTGCATAATGATTTAGTATTTAGTTCAATCCCTTCAATACTCTTATACCGTTGAATACTCTCATTCTTTTCGATATATTCAAGAGTCTTGTTACCGAACACGTCTTTAAAAGATGGAATTTGACCAGAGTTTTTGTTGCTTGGCACTGATGTTAAACTGTACTCCAGCAGTGTTATCTTATCCCAAATCCAGCCATTCTTATCTATACCGAAAGTGTCTCTTTCCTCGGGTGATGGTCTGCGAACATCTCCATATTTAGCGGTAAACCCAATGGATCCCTTAGTCATTCCACCGGTAGATGCTATTTTAAAGAACGAATCGGACACGCCAGTATCGTCAATTTCTTTATCATAAAACAATACCCATGCATCAATGGAATTGGTTTCTTTGTTGAAAAATGTTTTTATAGCTTTCCCAACTGGGAATTTTCTACCATTATGAAATCCCAAAATAACAGGGTTACCTTTAAAATCTTTAAGATCCACGCCTTTAGGGATTATAACTTCATTGTCATGATCAACCGTGGTGTCCGTTAAGCGGTAATTTAATACACGTTTTTCCAGCCCATCATGAAATTTTAAGTCTACTTTATTACAAAGAGTTTTGCATTCACCGGGTTTCAGATTAACAATCGATGAAACCGCCTTCGTTTGCCTAATTACATTTTCATTGTCTTTTAATGTATTTATGAATTCTTCAGCTTTTTTTTCCAGTATCGTTAACATTAGGCTTTTCTCCTGGGTTTGATAGTTTTTCCATGAGTATACATAGATATTTCTTCTCATTTTCTGGGGTTGGGTTTTGTTGGAAATTGTTCAAAGCATTACATAAAGGATTATTTATAGATTCAGCCGCTTTGTTAATAATTTTCTTTCTGATAATAGCTCTTGATTGTAGAAACCCTTTTGTTTCACATACTATACAAGTCTTCTTTAAGTGTGCATTGCCATGGCATTTTGGGCATTCTTCACTTTCTGTACTTCTTTTTGCAGTAGAAGTTTTAGGAACGACATCTTTGACACATTTGGAGACATCTTTTTTCCTGTGAATAGGCTTCTCTTTCCTAACTTTATTTATATCTAACATCTTGGCTCCTTTGATTGAAATACTGTTTTTTCTTTGTAGGTTTGAATTGATCACCCTTGGTAGCTTCAAAACCTTTTTTTATTATGTTTTTATCACGATCCTCCATGAGTTTTTTTAAATTAGTTTTTCCGCTCATGATTTCACCGCTACTGTTAAGCATCTACAATTGATTACATTACCGGCAGCTCCCCCTGATTCCAAAGGATATTTAAGCCCCGTAAGCGGAAATGGTTGCCCTAATTTTACAATATGAGTATCTTCATTTTTATGATCAAAAGGGTCTACTCTGACAATTTCATCCTTAGCGGTAACCCATTCATGCTTTTTAATCTTCTCCGCCCTCATGATTTTATCGCGGGTGGATGTTGCTATGGAACTGGTTTCGGTTCTCGCAACGGTCTTTGCGTGTCCAGAAGTTATGGTATCAAAAGCCTTATGTTCAGCCTTCTTAATTAATTTTGTAAGCTCTCGAACTGTTAAATCAGGATTATCAGTAATGATGGTAGAAATCTCATTACCCATTATTTTGAAAGTAGTGTTGTTGATTCCCCGAAGATATTTCAACCGGTCCTTCATTATTGCTTTTTGAGCTGCGCCGGTAGGATCCCAATTAACCAACTCCCCTAATTCAGTTCCCATTTTAACGGTCTGAAGATTTATACCTTCTATGTATATAGGCTCTGAGCTTAATGTTAACTCTTTGTTTTCCGGGCCAATAGGTATCATGTAGTCAGATAAAGCAGCCTTAGTGATCATCTTTTCACCCTTAGCTACTTTATCAGCTTGATTCAAAAACCGGTTCCTCTGTCCTGTCCAGAACTTTATAATCATCCTGGTGTAATTCTTTTCCGGTTTAGCCTGGGTTTGTTTTATGTATTCAACCCAAAACACATCCCGCTCATCCCGGTCCATGGATTTGCGCTTAAACTGTTTCGGTTCGGTTTCCTTGGGTGGTTCCGGTGCAAGTTGTCCAACTATTTCACCAGTCCTAAGATTAACTCTAGCACCTTTAACAAGTGGTTCCAATAGCCATGGCATATCTGCGATGTTAATCTTCAATCCTACGGTTTCATAGGCCGTTGCCGGGGGCACGCCATCTTGAATAAGAAAACGTGCAGTCTTAACCTTTCCCTCGGTATTCCTACGTAAAGCAGCTACTTTGGAAAGATCAAAGCCCCCTGTGAGATTTCGTTTGTCAAGGTAATTTATCCAATCCGGGTTTAATCCACCATCCCAAATCTTATTAATCAAAGGAATCAATGTATCATGCCAAAGCAATTCTTTCATGACTTCAGCGGTGGAACGGTTAACATCATCAACCATTCCCAGTTCCATTTTATTAACACCGTAATCCGCTATTACTTCAGTAAGTGTAAAGTTTTTCCCCTCGGTCATTTCCAAATCGGAAAGGCTTTTGGTTTCCATTTGTTCCAGCTTCATACCGCTATGCAATGCAAGTAGCTTGCCGGCATTAGTAGCCCCGGAAAACTTTTCTCTAATCTGGTTTTTAACAGATTCGACCTGGGGGCCACCCATTCTTTTATCAGAAGTGATGATATTTCCAATAGATGCATTATTCTTAAAAAACTTTTGCTGTAATTCGCGGGAAGTAATATCCGTTTCAACACTCATTCTCAATGCTGAATACGGGGATATACCCTGCAACATATTATTTTTGTTGAAATTCCTAATCCTGATAACTTGAGAGGGGAGAAATTTTATAGATTTACGACTGTTAGGCATATATTCCCAGCCCGTAAACTCATTGTTACCGGTTACGATTGGTTCAACATGTTCATCACTGGCCACCCACAAATAATCAGGAACAATTCCCCGAACCAAATCAACAGGTTCATGGCTCAAATCAGTTGGCAGGATAAAAGCTTGTCCACCTGGAGTTCTAGATGTGGGTAGGCTAAGAAATAATATTATAGCTTCAAAAAAATCATCCCTATGCATCATAGGATTCGGTCTTTTCAACCTATCCAGTGCAGGATGTTCATAAATTATTTCGTCTTCTTTGCCTTCGGGCCATAGAATCGGAGTAAGAGTTTTGATGTTTCTTGTTAGTATGTTGGTACATGCATATACCCATGAATACAATTCATAGGGGCTACTTGCTATTTTTTGAGCGTCAGAAGTTGCACCCCATAACTGAGAGAAACTTTTCAGGAATGTGGGATCCAATTCGCCGGTAATCTGTTTCTCCATTATATCACCTTGGGCATTATACAGCGAAATATCTTTAGGTGCAACGGCATAGGTCATACGATTATAACCCCCGGCATCAAACCCACCTTGTCATAGATAGCACCCCAGACAGCGTATTTAAAAGCGTCACCGTCATCGGGGGAACGGTGTAATTCTTTTTTGATTAAGTCTTTTCCCCATAGATGTATTGTTTTTTCGCCTTTAATATCGTACCGGTAAACACCTATATCATCTCTCAATTCCTGAGATTCTATACCGCCGATTTTCCCGGCTTCCATCAAAACCTTTACTTCCCATCCCACGCGGGAATTCATGTTGAAATAGATTTGTTTCTGATTTAAATCTGGATGTTCTAATTGAAAATCATCGTCATCGGCTGAACCACCCGAAAAAGCTTGGATTTCGTAACCATCTTCGACAAGATGATCGTAAGCTCCGGCACCCAATCCTACAACATCAAGAAATACTCTATGATGGGGAATTTCCCAGTCAATAATTAATTCTTTAGTTTTTTGCTCGACCTGTGGAACGCTGGTTTTTGGAAATTTCTCGGTGTGAATTATATTAAATCCCTTTTCGTAATTACCTTCTAATACATACCATGCCGAGGCATCAGGTCCGAATCTTCCCACATCCACACCCATGGCTCGGTAGGTTTCATCTGATTGAATGTTTCCAGTATTCTCTTCCGGGATATATTCGGGTTTTATAAATTCAATTAATTTCTCACATGCCCAAATAGTTTCCCAGGAAATTAACTGTTGAATGTCGTCTTCAGCGTCCCATGAACCCTGGACTCTTTTTCGGTATAGATTGGGAGCGCGTTCTTTGAGAGTTTCAAGAGCGGCCCGATAGGCATCTGTTAAAAAAGGGTTGTCATAAGGGAGGGCGGGCAAATAAAAATACATATCAGGCAAAGTGTTATTCGTATACGGTGTATAAAATATGGTTTTGATCCATTTTTGAGTCGGATTAGCAGAATAAAGATGCAAGATAGGCGGCATTGCTCCCTTAACAACCCACCGCCCAACACGGTCAATAAGTTTTAAATCCAAAGCTTCTGATAGTTCCTGACATTCCTCTCTCGCTGCGCCATTAACTTCTAATCCATCGAAATTAGTCAAATCTGGATATTGCTTAAGATTTTCACTCATGAAAATAATTTGAGATCCGTTTGTAGCCGTGGCTTCCATTCTCGTCCTATTGTACCTAGTGGGATGAAAGAAAGGTTTTGGGCAAAATTTCCAAAAGGATGGAATAGTATTTCTTTCCAGTACAGGCCTATCTTTTCTTATAATAACCCATCTCGAGCCGGGATAAACTTTACAAAGAATGGAGAATAAAATTATAATGGTAACGGTTTTCATCCCTCCTACAGCTCCCCCGTAGAATAGGTGTGTGTATAAGCCTGACAATGCTGCCTCGATGAATACGATTTGTTTGCCAACCGCTTCAACATAAATTTGATCCTTTTCAACTTCATTAGCTTTTATTAAGGTCTCAATCATTTATATCGCCTGAACCAAAATCGATTACAAAATCTCCAATTTTTAGCTTTTGTTTCTCCTCATCATTAAGTTCGGCGTTATAATTTATCTGCCCTTCAACATATCCCCGCTTTTTGCCTTTGCATTTCAAGTAAAAATAAATGGAGGATAAATCGTCTCTTTCAATACTCTTGAATAATTTGTCTTCTACGAAATCCAAATTTATTTCTACAACGTCACGACAAGCCTTTTTAAACTCTTTGTCACTTTTCTCGTATTCGTAGTAAGTAGAGCGGCCACATTTGGCAGCTTTGCAAGCATTCGTGATATTACCACGATTTTCAACCATAGCCTCGATTAAGATTTTTTTATTCTGTTCGGTTTCGGGAGAATCTTCTTTTTTTATAGTGTCCGGATTTGTTGGTAGATTGTTAATAGATTCGTCGTTTCCCGGTACTTCATCGACATTTTCTTCCATCTTATTAACATATTACCAACAATCCCCCTTTGGCAACAAAATAAACCTAAACTTTCGCTAGAATTATGCAACTATTGTTTATAAATTGTTTATATTTTGTACAACTATGGAAATGTTTAGTAATTGCAGCGGTGAATGCAAAGATTGTTTGATTAACTACACCGGCAGATGTTTAGCCGGGCATGGTGACGATGATTTTACAAAAATCACAGCTTCCGGTGTAAGGCTTATTTTAAAAAATGAACATATAGAAGAGTGGAGAAAAGAGAAATTAAGGGAGGTAGCTAATGACTTGTATAGTAGGACTGACTCATAAAAATAAAGTGTACATTGGAGGTGATTCCGCCGGAGTTGCTGGGTATAATTTACAGGTAAGGAGTGATGAAAAGGTATTCAAAAAAGATAATATGATATTCGGGTTCACCTCATCTTTCCGAATGGGGCAAATAATAAGATATTGCCTAAAAATTCCAGAACATTTCCCCTCGAAAAATGACTATGAATATTTGTGTTCAACTTTTATTGATGCTTTAATTGGCTGTTTTAAAGAAAAAGGATATGCAACTGTAAAAGATGGCAGCGTCAGTGGTAGAATATTCTTATTAGGATATAAAGGCAATCTTTATAAAATAGAGAGTGATTTTCAAGTTGGAAAAGTTTTTGATTGTTTCGACGCTACTGGATACGGTCAAAATTTCGCTTTAGGCGCTTTGAGTGCAATTGCAACGGGAAAAATAGAACCGGAAAAATGCATAGAAGCAGCTCTACAAGCAGCGGAAAAATTTAGCGCGGGCGTAAGTTCACCATTTAAAATTGTGACATTATAATTTTTTAATGAAAAATATTAAGAACTCATCTGATAACGTTGAAAATGACCTTTTAGGTAGATAATGCTCAAAATTAAAATGTTACATTTGATGACTCAATTCACAGTAGAATACAATTCAATAGCATACTCCAGTCGATTGATGGCTGAGAAATATGTAGCGATAATGGCATTAACTATAAGCATGAATAAAGCAATCCAAAAAATCATTAAGGAGACTGCAATTGAACAAACCAAAAAGAATAAGAACTAAATACGGGCGGTCAATATGCCTCTCCGATATTGTCGATGAAGCATTAGATATTAGAGCAAAAAAACAAGGTGGCTCCAGGTCTGCAATTGTTGAAATGATGCTTAGAGGGGAATTGCGGAATGAAATCAGGGTTATTGAGCTAAGACCGAATTCCGAAGCGAATAACGAAATCAAAAAGTCTTTTTGAAATCTTCATAACAAATCCACAGCTCGAGCATACACAGGCATTTGGCGATATCACCAAAATCTCTTCTGAACACTTTAAACATTTCATCATGATTATAGTATAAGTTCGTTTTGATTATTTGTCAACAGAAATAATTTGACAAGAATAAAACTTGTTAACGAAAATTCGCGCCGATAACAATAACCTTACCATTGGAGAATGTTGAATCAGACCTTACCAATTCGTCATCAATAAACAAAAATCCTTTAATAGTCTGTATTTGCCTTACGATATCATTATAATCAGGCTCTACAAGTAGCCTGGCATATCTTACTCTAGAAATATTTAAACTGTCTTTTATGAACACAGTCTTGTCCATAGCGCATTCATCAAAATATGAGACACCAATGCTATCTTCCGTTATCCAGTTTACATTACACGCCCCGGTATCCGATTCAACAACGTACCTAACTTTATGATATTTCCATTCAGGTTTGATTTTAACGGTGTCTATTACAGTATTCGTCACAGTGTCGGTTATTGTATTGGACACGGTTAAGGTGTCATTCCCCGCTTGACATCCTGTTGGATTTGTACAGGCCATTAATGTTAACAACAAGCCTATTGCAAGCGCTATTGATAATTTTATAGTTTTCATTTTACTTCCTTTGTTAATTATTAAATTTATCAGCCACTTCTTTAAAACTCTCAATATCCCGACAAACGATCGTTTCAAATTTCTCCGCAAACTCCAATTGCCCCGTTCGCTGTTTCCCGGAGCCTGTTTTTAATTCGACTCCCAGAGCGGTATTGAGGCCGTTTTTCTGAGCATACAGAATTAAGTCGGGGACACCTAACAAATACTCTGAGATAGCTTTTCTTACGTTCTGCAACCATCCATATAACATTTGATTCTTTTGCAGTGCAGACCCCAGGAAAGGCGCATAAATGAATTTCAGCATTTCATCCGGAATATGCAGAAACGAGATACCGTTTTCATTGCAATATTGTTCAGCCAATTCCTGTAATTCATCATGACTTGATTTAGACTTTTTCGGGGAACTTTTTACTGCAATATACCGGGGGAACTCTAAGCCCTCATCACCCGGTAATATTTTCATTCTGACCATGATATTTTATTTTAGGTTTTGCTATTCACTCAAATCTTTCAACATCATATCAGTTCTTTTTGCAATGTGCTTTGTAAGCTTTTTATAACCGTCATCATTTGATTTCAAATCAAATCCTCTGAATTTACACCGGCTAGGATAAACATCAACAAGCCGTTTTTTGTCATCAAAGTTCATACATAAGGCCCACCCAAATAAATGCAATTGCATATTAATCCACCATAACAATCCTGCATTTCGGAATTGAGTCCAGTTTTTCTTATATATCATTTTCTTATTTTTCATTTTGTTCCTTTTGTTAATTGTGATTAATTAAAACACATCCAAAATTCTGCTTACAATCATTTCAATATTATGGCAGAATAAAAATATGGGATACGCAATTGCAGTTAAGAAAATCCCTTCGATTAGTTCTGAACGCTTTAATATTTTATTCATCCGATTCCACCGCCCTTTCAATATCATCCAATATTTGCATACACCCTAATTGCGCTTTGGATATACCATCTTGATGGCTTTTGCCGTGTTTATTGGCAATGGTAGGTGCTAATTTTTTTTCCATTTTAAACCATGCCAATGTATTCTCATTTATTTCTGATGTGAATTTTTTCATTATTTTCCTTTATTTTTGATTTTAATGAAATGTTTCTTTGCAATCTTCCCATTTACAGCTCTATAATACCACATAAAACGAACATACCTCACTCCCCTCAAAATCCACTTACCATTTTTTATTCTAGAATGCACAGCTTTTTTAAACAGAATATTAGCCAGAACCGCTTCATCCCATGTTTTTGCAAAGTGCCAATCTATATCATGATTATTACAGTCATATTTAATAGAGAGACCGTAAATCTTATCCGGCACAATATCATATTTCCATCCACCAGGACCGCAACCGTTGGTCATTCGCTCGAATTCTTCTCGGTTTTCGTGCTTACGCATCAAGACAGCGTTTACCGATATATGTACTTGTATAAATTTGCTCATTTTCATTTCCCCACCAATTCGGGATGTTCTTTAAAGTGCTTGACCGTCGATGCATAAATGTCTTTTATAGTGTTCCATGGAATGGTCGTTTTTACCTTGACGCTGCAAATCTCCTCATTACAGTCGTCGCACTCTTCAACGTCCCCAACATGTGGACATTCTTCTAAATGTGATGTTTCAAATTCACCGCTCAACAGCCCTTTGCACCCATTTTCGGCGGTCAAACTTTCGGGCATTTTGATAGTCATACCGGCCTCAACTTTTCCCATAGCTCTAATTTGGTTTCTAAGATTTCTTTGGGAGCGAAGAATTTCTCGATGTTTTTTATTACATGTACGCGCCGGGCTTCCATTGAAAGGGCTCTGTACTCCCAATCACTGAGAGTATCAGGAAGGTCTTTCCATTTGCGTTTACCCTTGCCTCTTATATATGCCCTCGCTTCGTATACAGGTGTGGGACCGTAAAAATAGAAGTTAATACGTAACTGGTACTGTATCCCATTTTCTCGCTTAAATATTTTTTCGTGATTCATGCTGCCCCCTCCTCCATCCTAGAATTCAACTTATCCTCTTTATTCTCGTAAATCATGATAGCCAGATCATGGAACTTATCCCGGCCAAATCCTAACTCATCGCACAATACACTATTAGTGTCCCATTCGTACAGTGTCCACTCGACATTATCTATCGAATAACCCGGGAATCCTATCTTTTCTTTAAAATCGGGCTCAAGCGCTTTGGCTGCGTATTTTATAGTCGATTTGAATTTAACATAAGAAGGTCTTTCACATACTCTTTCATCATTTGAAACGGTTTCATCATGTTTGTGATGATTTGCACAGTGTTCACATATTCGTTCTATTTCAGCCATGGTTTCCTTTGCATTTCTTTTAACATTTTACGGGCGCGTATTCCAAGAGCCGTGCCGATTTTATCACTACAGTCATGTGATAAATACGTACATATACAGAAACGCTCATTTTTCAATGAAATTTTCACCCCGGATCCTCCACAGTGTTTGCAATCCTTTTTCGGCCCGTATTTTGGCGGATGTTTCCCGTACTTCTTTGCTAATGTAGGATTTGACTTTAACAATTCTATTACGCTCATAACATTTCCCAGCCTTTGTATTTTCCGAACGGCATTATCATGATTTAACCGATTCCAAAAAATCATTTACAGCGTTAAATAGCTTAAGATTTCTTTTGGCTTCGAATATTTCATCACGGCATTTTATTAAAAGTTGAAAAGCTTCATCATACTTAACTTCGAGAGATTGTATTTTATCAATCCTCTGTTTATTAATCCAATTTTCGTGATGATAGCATTCTGTTTTTATGCATCTTTCGTAATCACCGCGCATTGTGCAGGTTCCACATTGATCGGACATATCATCACCCCTTTATCACAGCCAAGGGAGACAATTCAACGACAATTTCCACTAAGTCACTTTGATTTTCCATAACAGTAAATATGTCTTTGTACGCCCCCGGAGCCTCATCCAAATTGGACTTATGCCGTATTCCATGAATTATACCTTGAGAATCTAAGATATGTTTTTCGTCTTCAAAATTAAGATTTTTAATAGCTTTGGTTCTACTCATTTTTCTACCGGCTCCGTGAGAACATGAATTAAATGATTCAGGGTTGCCTCTGCCTTTTGTTATATAGCTTTTAGTCCCTTGTGAGCCCGGTATTATTCCCAATTCCCCTTCACGAGCGGATGTAGCGCCTTTGCGATGTACAATAACATTCTTCCCAAAATGATTTTCATATTGTGCAAAATTATGATGTATGTTTATTTCCTTGTCAAAATCACAATCCAATATATCCGTAAAAGATTCTTTTATTTTATCCAACATTAATAGCCTGTTCGCATATGCAAATTCGAGAGCGTAATTCATGGCCTCTAAATATTCTTTAGATTCAGAGGTATCGATAGGGAGAAATGCAAGACCGTCATCACCTTTAAAATCCGGTATATTCGAGAACCATTTTTTGCATAATTTCTGAGCTATTTTGTTGTATTCATTTGCTATTTTATAGCCAAAATTTCTTGAGCCAGAATGAACCATTATCCATATAAACCCGTCAGATCCTCTCTGTATTTCGATAAAATGATTTCCGCCGCCCAACGTTCCCAATTGTTTCCGGGCCGATTTAATATTTTCATTGACTACTTTTATTAGTCCCGGATATCTTTCAAAACCCTTCCAGTATTGATCTTTTTTGTGGTGATTAAATCCTACCGGTATTTTCCCGCGAATACCGCCCTTGAATTCCGCAGATCCTCCCATTATTCCTTTAAGCTGCTCATTTGTTATTTCTGTCAGAGAGGTTTTCACGGCGCACATCCCACACCCGATATCCACACCGACAGCGTTCGGGACTACTACATTTTCCGTAGCCATAACACCGCCTATTGGCATTCCATAACCCTGATGTGAGTCTGGCATGATAGCAATATGTCGAAAAACAAATGGAAGGTTGGCTAGATTTTTGGCTTGTTCTAAGGCCCCGGTTTCAATATCATTTAACCATAACTTTACGGGTAACTTTTCGGTATCTATGACATATTCCATCATACCTCCATTTCTGATTTTTACGGCAATCCCCAAAGGCATTCGTGCATGGCAGCCTAGACGGGGATTACCGCCGAAAATTATCAGACAGTTAATTGTTTGTTTGAGCCATGCATGATTGTATTATATAAAACTATTATTCAGATTTCAAGTAATTTGTTGGATTATTTGGGAGTGGCAGGCGGGAATTGAACCCGCAACCTTTCGGGGCTATCGAAGTACTTGAAGTCCATGGCCTCGTTTCTTTGTTACCCTTTACTCTGGTCCGGCGCACTATCGGTTTGCAAACCTCATGCGCGCTGCCACATGTGTAATGTAATATACTAAAACTAATTCTCGGATTTCAAGGGTTTTTCTATTAATTGCATAAGTTTTTTGTAAGGGCATGCATTAAACCCCAAAAGTGCCTTGAAACCACTGCAAAAAGTAGTGTTATTGAAGCACACTATGTTACCACATTTACCCGGATGTTTCATTTCACACACTATCACATCTTTCGCATCCGGCAAGTCAGTTTCAACAGGATTAGCATTACTTATGCCTGCCGCAATCTCCAAATCCTCAACCCTCCGCTCTAAATAATCATGTTTGACAAGGATTTTATCAAACCCAATTATCATGTTATTTACTCTATCGCTTAATGTTTCATCCATATCATTCCTTTTATTAAATAAAGTTCATTTCAATTGTTTCACTTATTCTTAGCCAAGTACCACTCTTCAAATTGATCGATATGCAGGTGATCGAATAAGCATGTTTCACAATTGATACCTCCACATTTTCTTTTCTTGCAGTAATTGCCCCGTTTATTTTCAATATCAAAATTATCTCTTGGTTTCCTATCTGGTATTATCAGGTTTTTATATTTTCTCATCATTCCAATCCTAATCAACAACAATCTCCCCACCGCAATAAGGACAGTATTTAAAATCCCATTTCGTTTTCGTTAGCTTTTTGTCGGGTTTAAAATTTCCATTTCCCCTCTTACCTATTTCGCATGATATATTAAAATGTCCATCGAAAACTCTTGTCCATTTGCAATTCATATTTTCCTTATAGTTAATTCAAAAAGTGGCGAAAAGTGTTATGAAAAACGATGAAATCAAGGGTGTAATTTCTTTTCCGCCTCTAAAATTTTACGAACCTTAACCGGTCCCATCTTCTTACACCAATCCCAGAGGCTTTCAGGCATTTTAATACCGTAGAATATGGTTGGATCGCCTGGGGATAGTTGCGGCTTGTGACCTCTGTTTTCGGGGGTTATGCCTTTGATTTGATTCATTATTTTTTCCATTTCATTTCTCTTCTGAAGTAATGGTATTTAAAAGATAAATAGCCTTATTTTCCCAACTCTTCCACTTTTCGTTCACCACTCCTTCAATCCATTTTTTACTGTGCTCTCGTTTGTTTTCCCCTTGATAAAATTGTAAGCACAATTCCCTGGATAACACCTCTATTGGGCTTCTGATTTCGTCCATTGTGGGCCAGTCAATTTTTCTCTTAAGAATCCTGACGTGTGTTCCTAATCTTTTCATTTTATATATGTCCGTTCAAGAGGCTTGCGCCCCTTTCTTTAAATATCCATTCTTATGCGATACGCCATTTTACTGATTTCGCTATCCGTGTAAAATGCAGATTCTGAAGAATAAGTGATATCTACATTTCCGAAAACATTTATTCCCAAAACTTCTAAATCAGGATGACGGAGTTTGTATTCAGCTAATTGGTCGAGATTTATAGAGCAATTTGATTTAGTTTCTGCTATTTCCATTTTTTCCTCTTCTGTGTGATTGTTTAACATGCTCTAAATATATCACAATCGTTTAACTTTGTCAAGCGGTATATTAATAAAAACGAAATCAATATGGCTGGAAATATTTTGGGGTTCATAATAATTCCATCTTTTTATCATTTGTCTTTTCAAACATATCAAGCGTTTTATATTTCTGTTTGATATGTTTGTTAATCAGCTTTACAGACTCTTTGTAAAAATCCTTTTTTATCTCGAATCCGTAAGTGGGCCGATTCAATTCATGAGCAGATATCAGAGAGATACCAGAGCCAGAAAGAGGATCTATCACAACTTCCCCTTCATCCGTGAATATATTTATCAGGTTTTTTATCACATGTATACTCTTTTGTGTGGGATGAATCTTTTCCGTTTCGGTATCTCTTTTCCAATCCATACAATTAAAAATCATCTTTCCCTTATTGTTAAACTTCGGGAGCTTATCACGGTAAAACAAGATAGCGTATTCACAGTTGCCAACTATTTTCATATTAGCTTTCAAGACTTGAGCGGAAAAGTTTTTTCTGAACACTAAATTTATGTATCCATTCAAACCGTATTTTTTAGCTAATTCTATTAAAGAAAATTGCTGCATGAACTCACAAAAGACAATCATACATGGAGCTTTACCTTTATCTTTAGGTTCTTTTCTCAACATTTTACTGCAAAAATGCATGAATTCGGAGGGTCGAAAATCTTTATCCGTGTCGAAAAATTCTTTGTTGGCTTTGTCGCTTTCGCCTTGCTTATTGTCACCATCTACATACCAACTTGGATTAGAAGCGTAAGCATTGTTGCCTAGGTTATAGGGTATATCTGCCAGGATTAACTGAGCCTTCGGTATCCCATAAACTTTGAAGTTCTGGTAATGGTCATTATAAAGTTTCACTTTCATTTTTACCTCGAATCTTTTTTGTGGCTGTAGGTAGATTCGACAAGACCTACACTTGCGCCCAAGGGGACCACTTTGATAAACTATTTCGAATCTTTAAGTTTGTTGTAATATAATCAATATTTATTTTTGTGTCAATACACTTTCACTTTCTTAATTTCCTTTACCATCATTTACCTCCAAATATTTCCTAACCATCTCATCTCCTCACAGTTTTTAAAGTTTCCCAGATAAAGCAGTTTTCCGGGTTGCACACAATTTCACAATCTTCCTGCTTTTGTATGTCATGAACCGTCTTCATACAGTCATCACCATCACGCCAAGCGCAGTATTTTTTCAGTGTTATGAATGATATTTGTCTGCGTTCCATATTTAGCCTACTAGGTGGGGGAAGTACATTTACGCTTTTGCTATTATTTTATTTTCAATGTCAAACATAAGTTCGATAGCATTTTCAGGTAAAATAATTCTATCCTTTTCTTTTCGGTAGTAGTCCAACGGATTTGCTTCAAATTTCATAGACATAGCAAACCAATCACAAAAATTATCTACTACATCAATATTACTCCAATTTGATTTGGTCCAATTCTGCCAATGATGTTTGTTATGAAGCTTATGATGACTCCAAGCATTTTCAAACTCATACGCAGCCCTGCCCGCTAATAATCGATTGTTCTTTTCAGCTTCAATTGGATAAAATTTTCCACGATACGCGTTAAATTCGATATCAGATAGTTTTGATTTATCATGTTCTTTAATTGCCAAATCTAAAATAAAATATTTACTATCATCATATAAAAAATCCCATGGCCCGCCTTTGCCAATATCCTGTATTATTTTCCAGGCCTTTTGGACGTTTATATAATGCTCCTTTATGTATTTAAGGTATTCTTCAGTTTGACTTAACAGTTCTTCCATCATTATTTTTTCATAATTTCTCCTTAATTAATTGTTGGTTGTTTTTGTTTACCTCTGATGTTCATTAAACCCTTTATTGCGCTTCTTTTTGTGGTTCATCTTGACTTTCAGATAATTCTTTTTCAAGCATTTTGGCATACATTTTTATGTTAAAAACAAACATTTCATCCGACAAGCCGCCCATCAGTAAATCAACACACATTGATGCAATAGTTTCCACTGCTTTATTTATTTGTTTATTTCTCATCATTTCCCTTCCTTTTTATTTAAATGCTCCCACGAAATAGCACACCCCAAAATAAATAATCCATGCCAATAGAAATAGGATAAACCATAATATTTTAGAGCCTGACACATACACATCATAAAACATATCTGAATAATCATAATCATAATGATGCTCGAATTTGCGCATCTTGTGCCGGCAGATCAACGTTATGAGCGCCGGTATTATCCAATATCCTATTTCGATTGTCATCATTTCCCTTCCGTTAAATTTTCAGCCTATTCTTTTATCGCAAATCGAAAGTAATATCTCTTTGTTTTCATCCCAAAATTTTAATGCGTTATAATCCATTTTTTCTATGCGAGAATTCTTAAATTTTTTCCAGTTTTCAAAAGAATGAAATTCACATCCTATTTTCATATGTTCGTCAAATATGATAATATTCCAATGTAAGCCTAAAATTTGAATGGGAGTTTCTTTTATAATTATTTTTTCGTCATTGGTCCCTCTCAAATCGGCCCCGCTCAAATCGGCCCCGCTCAAATCGGCCCCGCTCAAATCGGACCTGTT